AACAGCGTCCTTTTGGCAAGGCTAATTTTCGGAAGATGCCAAAATGAGCTTGCATCTGCGCGTTTTTTGGGTCTCGACAGTAGAGGTTTGACTTGGTTTGGGCTTGCTTGGCTTGGTCTGAAGGCTTGCCTAGCGTACGGAATAGCTACCTAGTTTTGGTCGTTACGCGTACTTTTGACTGCCTGTCAATAATTTTTGTGCCAACTTATGCGAAAATCTGCGCACTGAGCTTGTCTATACGCTTGCTTCGCTTGAATTTGGGGCCGAGTAGGTAGCCTACTGACTGATAAAGCGTGTTGTTGAGCAGGTCAACGACTTGCCCATTAGATTTTTGTGCAAGTTTGACCGCGTTGTCCAAGTTGGCAAAGGCTTTCAAGCGGTAGCGAACTGAGGTTTCGGGGTCGATTACGAATACGCCGTAGTTTTCATGGTGGTTCTCTTGGGGTTGGGGTCTAGGACTTGCCAGAACAGGGTTGGAAGCGATTTTTAAGGTTGGGTAGGGGTAGGGTGCTTGGAGAGGGTTTAGAGGCTTGCAGGGCCGTTAATCTGGGGTGTTGACAAGGACCGAGACAAGGACCCCATCTCCCAACCTTCAAGCGTCAAGATACCGGCTCATGAGCCGGTGCATGGCCTGAACTCCATTCAGGGTTGCGGTCACGCTATCCGCAAGGGCATGGAGCAGCTCCATACGCTCTTTTTCGAGTCGGCGCAGCTCCTGAGCCGCTTGCAGGGCCAGCGCCTTTGTAGGAGCCGTTTCCAGGGCCTTGGCGAGTGTTTGTGTGGGTGTCATAGGGTTGGGTTGTGGGTTGTGGGAATAGGCAAGGCCTAGCGGCTTGCCAAGGACAAGGACAAGAACAAGACAAGGCCTAGCGGCTTGCCAAGGGCAGGAACCATGCCTAGCGGCTTGCCAAGGACAATGCCAAGGACAATGCCTAGCGGCTTGCCAAGGACAATGCCAAGGACAATGCCTAGCGGCTTGCCAAGGCCAAGGACAATGCCTAGCGGCTTGCCAAGGCCAAGGACAATGCCTAGCGGCTTGCCAAGGCCAAGGACAATGCCAAGGCCAAGGCCAAGGACAAGGCCAAGGACAATGCCTAGCGGCTTGCCAAGGACAAGGCCCCAGCCCCAACCCTTGTCAATGCGTCCGACTCTCGATGACCTGGACGGCCACGCCAAGCACAACGGTGACGGCAGCGACAATGACAGAGGCAACGGACGCTTCCCCGGCCATGATGAACATGGAGGCGAAGCAGAGGGACATAACGATGCTCATGGGGGTGAGTCCTTTCATGGTGAGGTGTTCAGTGAGAACGGCCCTGCCATAGGCCGTGGAGAGGGCATAGCGGCTGCAAGGCATCTTGTGCTGCTTGTAGGCCGGTTTTAGGCTGTAGATGACCGTCTGTGTGTCGGCCTGGCTCACGTACAAGCCCAGAGGCTTGAACTTGTACTGGAGTTGGTTATTGGTGTTGACTTGCAACATGGGTGGACTCACGAGCTTGGTCGTCCCACTTGTCGAAGTAGCACTCAGCTTCGTAGGCTTGTGCCGCTTGATCTTCGTCCTCGTCATCGAAGTAAGCGACGACTTCGCGGTAAGAGCCGAAGTCGTGGCTCTCCCGCTTGACACGGAAGTCAGGCAGAGGGAAGCGTTCCCGCAACATACGCAAGAATTGTGTGAGTTCGATGGACTGGAGCCGCTCGAAGTCAGGGAATCCAAGTTGGGCGCACAGCTCGTCCGATGGGGCCGAGCCGATGTAGATGTGATCTCGCATGATTTTCTCCTATGAAAAACAGCCTAAGCACACGGCTATGCACTTAGGCGGTTTCTCAACCGCGCTATCAGGGGCGGGTTAAGCCCCATCGTTGTCTAATTCCGTACTATCACGGATGCTTTATACCCTTGTAATCGGGTTCTTTATTAAACCTTGCGAATTGTCGTACTCTGGTTTAAAAGCTCAATAGTAGGGTATGAAGTGGTGTGGCACATTGTGGGGTGGCTTTATCGTATGCCGCAAGAATGAACCTTGCGGGTATTGATAATCCCTCACGCCTGTAGGCCGCTTGTTTCATACCGCTTATTGAGTCAGGAAACCGCATGATGATGCTGCATATTGTCGCCAATATGCCATTTTCCAGACAATCTAGGGGTTACGTGCTCCGAGTCCTGCTAGGTTACACGTTCTTGGCATAAATGCCGTTCTTTATAGTCGCCTTTGCTTCGTGGGTGCATTTACGTGACATTACGTCACACACATCAACACCATGCACAATATACTGATGCTATCAACGGTTGATAGTATTAAACGCGTAGATTATGCGATGTTGGTTCTCGCCTTGGCGACTCGCACGGTTAACCCTATGTCCGAATAGTGGACACGTACAATGGCCGTGCTGTCTATAAATTTTTAAAGAATACCCCGGATAAAGCCGTTGTCACGTTTGTGTCATCGTGCATTGGATACCGTGACCCCGTAGGGCATGGCTCCGCCATGCGCAGGCCCCGTGGGGCTCGCGCAAAATGCGACAATGAACAAACCCGGTTTAACATATCGCTGCGATCAGCGAACGGGTTAGAGGCTTACATAAGGGGTTTGTCCCTTATGTAAACCCCCGAGGGGGCTATGGGGTTATGCGGGCAACGCTTTACCGGCCATACGTTCAGCGCGGAGCGCAGAGGCTTGGTCACGCCATTGTGTGAACTTGGCAAGGGCTCTGGCCGCGCTGGTAGGTTTCCCGGCCTTGGTCAACTGCTGGAACTGGGCCAGTGCCGCGCCCATTCGCAGGAATTCAGAGTATGGGGCTTTTCCGTCAATCTCCATGAGGGTGACAGCCTTGCCTGACAGCTCGACAAGGGCAGCGCACGCTGGGCGAATGTTCCCGTGGGACAGTTCGCGGATTGTGGCCTGCTCCCCTGCGAGGGCTATGCTCCCGATGATAGCCCTGCGATGCTTGCCAATGGCGAGCAGCGTGCCAGCGTCTGCGCCTTGAGCGATAGCGTGAGCCACTTTGGCCGGTGCCTTGCCCGTGACGCGGGTAAGTGCGTTGAATGTGACGACTTGGTTTGTCATGGTTGATCCTTTGCCCCTGTGGGCATGAGTGTGCATAGCTATGGCAGAGCCATGCACTGTGGGGAGGTGTTGAAATTTGCCATGTGCTGAACTATACATGAAAATATGTTGTTTGGTTACCACAATGTGTCAGAGTTTGTAACAGTGCATAGCATGTATATGTGGTTGACGTATAGGGTTTATTTTTGGTATAATGCGATGCGCCGCCTCTCCCACCTCCGCCATATACAAAATTTTTTAAAACTTTTCGCACATTTACACTCAAAATGTCACTAATTTAGCGACAATTCGATTCATAATCCGCGAATGAGTGCAATCCAGCGCATCCCCATCGAAGAACGTGCAGCTTATTTACGCTTTGAGATCACCTCCAAAGAGCTATCTGCACGCTACAACATCCCCATCGGGTACCTCTACCAGATACTCCCGCGCCCTCCGCGCCCCAAAAAACCCAAGAAATCCGAGCTGAACGCAGCCCGCAGGGCCTTCCGCACCCAGCTTGCCTCCACGACCCCTACCCTGGAGGCCGCCCGCATCGCCCATTGCTCTACACGCACGATCTTCCGGTACAAGGCGAAGGCACGAAATGGCGCTTAAAAACCTCGACTTGCACGGCGACACCCAACAAGAGCCCCAACAGCAAGCCGCGATATTCCGCACGGTGACAGCGGAGACCTTGGACATCCACTCAGAGCTGTTGGACAACTACAACGCCGCCCTTGCCCTGCGAGACACCTTGCCCTACCGCGACGACGTGCCTCCCAACCAGATCGCGCAGATCATGAACAGCATGACCACGATCTTGACCCAGCTCACGAAGTTGCAGACCGAGCTCTACAGCTCGCAGCGCATCAAAGACATCGAGCTCATCCTGATCGAGACCCTGAAAGCCATGCCCCAACCCATGCAGGACAAGTTCTTCGAGCTCTACACCAAAAAATTCCCCCAAGATGTTCGCTGACCACCTCCAGCGCGTCCGGGACGCCGTTGCTGGCACCTACACCCTCTCCACCTTGTCCAAGTGGGTGCAAAAGAACATCTACTTGGAAGGCGAGCTCATCGATCTGAGCGGGAAATACAGCTTCCAGGCCGACATCATCGACAACCCCGCCCGGGTCGTCAACGTGGTCAAGTGCGCCCAGATCGGCTTGTCCACGGTCTCCATGTGCCACGCCCTTGCCGCACTTGCCACGCAGCGTCCTCTGAACGTGATCTACACGATGCCAAGCGCCACGGACGCCGTAAAGCTGTCCACGACCAAGATGGCACCCTTGCTCATGGGCAGCCCCGAGCTGCGCCGCTTGATAAACCCCGAAGTCAACAACTCCGAGCTCAAACAACTGGGTGCCAACTTCCTGTTTATCCGTGGAACACGGTCTGAAACAGCAGCCTTGTCCATTTCCGCCGACATGCTGGTCAACGACGAGATCGACCGGTCCGACCCGGACACCTTGCTCCAGTTCCGCTCCCGCTTGCAGGCCAGCAAACACCGCCTGATTCGCAACTTCTCGACCCCAACCATCGCCGGAGTCGGGATTTCCAAGGAAGCCGAGACCAGCCGCCGCTACCGCCACTTTGCGACTTGCGCCTGCTGTGGCCACCGGTTCTTGCCCGAGTATTACACCCACATGCAGGTCCCAGGCTACAGCGGCAGCCTCATGGACATCACACGCAGCAACCTGAAGGACGTTCGGTGGCAGGAAGCGCACTGGGCTTGTCCAAAGTGCGGAAAAGACCCACAACTCGACCGCTCCAGGCTTGAATGGGTGATCGAAAACCACCTTGACCAGCACGAGGCGGCCACCTATTACGTAAGCCCCGCGACAGCTTACGGCATCCTGACACCCGACTACATCGTGCGCTCGTCCACGGAGTTCAACACGAAGGCTGAGTTCCACAACCAGGTGCTTGGCATCGAGGCCGAAACGTCCGACGACCAGATCTCCGCCAGCGACGTGGCCGCTTGTGCTTACGAGGGCGACCTCAACAGCTCGGAAGTGCACTACATGGGGTGCGACATGGGCCACATCACTTGCACCGTGAGCATTGGCCGCATGACGCTTGACGGAAAGTTGCTGGTGGTGCACCGCGAGGAGATCCCACTTGCCATCTTCGAGCAGCGCCGACGCGAGCTGTGCGCGAAATACCGGGTGCTCATTTCCGTTCACGACGCCCAGCCGGAGACAGACTTGGTGCGTCGCATCACCGACTACGACAAAAACGCGTACGGAGCCGGGTTCGTGACCACGAAAAGCACCGATATGTACACCGTGGCGCAGCGAGACGCGGACCACACGACCGGGCGCATGAACTTGCGCATGGTCAAGGTCAATCGGACGGTGGCCTTGGACTCGATCATGCAGATGTTCAAGGACCGATCACTTGTCATCCATCAGGGGCCGAGGTCAGAGGCGTACAACGCGCACTACACCGATATGCGCCGTCAGCAGGTGTTCGACCGCAACAATGAGATCAACTACCAGTGGGTGAAAAGCAGCAAGGGAGAGGACCACATGCACTTCGCCTTGCTCTACCTGATGCTGGCTTGCCGCTTGCGTGCGACTGCTCAAGGAGGAGCCTTGCACCGGGGCATGTCACTGGTCAAGAGCTTCAGGAACAAGATGGATTGACTTAAGGTAAAAATCAATTACAATACGATAATGCTCACCGCAACCAAAGTACGTTTGTACCCGAACAAAAAGCAGGCAAATATGCTTGCTCAGGCATTTGGCTGCGCACGCTGGGTGTGGAATAACAACCTTGCAAAGACACAAGAGGTTTACAAAGAGACTGGCAAGGGGCTTGGACAGTTTGAGATGACGGCAAGACTCCCGCAACTCAAAAAAGAATTCGAGTGGTTAAACGAACCCTACGCACAAACGCTTCAATCGGCCTGCATGCACCTGTCCCGCGCTTTCGTAAACTTTTTCGAGCGACGCACAAAGTACCCAAAATTTAAGAGCAAACACGGGAAGCAGTCTGCGAGCTATCCGCAAGGCGTAAAGGTAGTTGACGGGTGCAAAGTGCAACTCCCAAAAATCGGCCATGTAAAGGCTGTTATTCACCGCGAGATTGTTGGCGTGATTAAAACGTGCACCGTCTCAAAGAACGCCGCTGGCGAGTATCACATCTCCATTCTCACAGAGGATGGAGCAGACGCGCCAGACGTGTCATACGACGGTAAAGTCCTTGGCATCGACGTTGGACTGGAGCATTTTGCTGTCACCAGCGACGGCTCGAAGTTCGACAGTGAGCGATTTTTTCAGAAGGCGCACAAAAACCTGAAGCGTAAGCAACAAAAACTTTCCCGTAAAGTCAAAGGATCTAAGAATAGGGATAAGGCAAAACTGTCGGTTGCCAAGTGCCACAACAAGGTAAGCAACCAGCGTAAGGATTACTTGCACAAGCTGTCAACACGAATCGTCAACGAAAACCAAGTTGTCGCCGTGGAGGACTTGAATGTGCGTGGAATGATGAAAAACCGCAAGCTGGCAAAGTCGATTGGTGATGCTGGCTGGGGTATGTTTTCAGCATTCCTAAAGTACAAGGCTGCACGAGCTGGTAAGGGGTACATCGAGGTAAATCGGTTTTTCCCGTCCAGCAAGCTGTGCAGTACGTGTCTCACAAAAAACCGGACATGCCACTAGATGTTCGCTCTTGGACGTGCCACTCATGCGGCACGCACCACGACCGCGACGTGAATGCGGCAGTGAACGTCCGGGAAGAGGCAAAACGAATGATGGCGGCTGGGCTAGTCGCTTCTGCATGTGGAGGCGATGTAAGTCGCAAGCGGGGGCGCAAGCCATCCGTTCGCGCTGTCACCAACGAAGCATGAAGCCCCGCCCCCAAAGGGGGTGGAGTATGTCACAATGTGCCCAAAAGGACGTAATCCATGGCCATTTTAGACAAAATCAGCGGTATCTGGGCAGCAGCCAAGCTGCCTGCTCTGCCCCCTGCGAAGGTAAAGCCCAAGCAGGCGAGCGTGCCCGGCTACAAGACGCAGATCACCAAGCAGACCAGCGCCCTAGCCAAGCCTGATCGCCGACTTGCCCAGTCCGACATCCTGGAGATGCGGCTTGGCCAGACAACCAAGCAGGTTATCCGTGATTTGGCAGCCGCAAGCCCGGATTTGTCTGCCACTATGAACGCATATCTGCGTATCGGCATCCCGGAGCGTTTCACGGTGGTGGCCCGTACGACGGACGGCATCGTGAGCCCGGAAAGCACGCAGATTGCCAACGAGATTTTGCGCCGCATCACCTTCGTGGGCGACCCCAACCTCGGCTACAACAGCTTTTCGTCGCTGCCCGAGCTGTCCGCCTCGCTTGGCAAGGAGCTTCTGCTGTACGGCAGCGCCAGCTTGGAGCTGGTGCTCGACAAGACCCGCATGCCCACCCGGTTGGTGCCCGTGCACACGCCAGCCATCCGGTATTACGAGGACGACGAGGGCGTGAGACCTGTGCAGGTCGTGGGAGGCCAAGAGATCGACCTTGACATCCCGACTGTGTTCATCTTCAACCAGGACCAGAGCTTGCTGACGCCGTATTCGGACAGCCCGCTGGAGTCGGCCGTGCAGGCTGTGCTTGCCGACAGCGCCTTCCTGAACGACTTGCGCCGCGTCATGAAGCGTGCCATCCACCCCCGACTGGTGGCCAGCATCATCGAGGAGCGCGTGCGCCAGAGTGCGCCCCCTGAGATCTTGAACGACCCGGACAAGATCAACTCGTTCATGTCGGACTTGATTTCCGGCTTGGAGAGCACCATCAACGGCTTGAACCCCGAGGATGCCTTGATCTCCTTCGACACGGTGGAGTACAGCTACCTTAAGAGTGAGAACGGTGGTACCGACCCCGGCAACACCATGCAGGCTGTGCAGGACATGATTAACTCCAAGCTGCAAGCAGGCGCGAAGACGCTTCCGGCCGTGCTTGGTCGTGGCAACGGCAGCGGTACGACCGCCAGCGTGGACACCATGCTGTTCCTGAAGAACGCGGAGATGGTGCGCACTATGCTCAACACCCTGTTGAGCCGCGCCTTGACGCAGGCTGTGCGCTTGTTCGGGCAGGACGTGTATGTGGAGTTCCGCTACGCCGACCTTGACATGCGCCCCCAAAGCGAGCTCGAAGCGTACCGCAGCATGGAGCAGTCTCGGATTTTGGAGCAGCTGTCTCTGGGCTTGATTACGGATGAGGAGGCTTGTATCAAGCTGACCGGAAACTTGCCCCCGGCAGGGTTCAAACCCTTGTCCGGCACCATGTTCAAAACAGCCCAAGCCGCCCCGCAGCAAAACCCGAACAGCCAGACAAGCACGATGCGCGACGGCCAGAGTACCCCGCAGCAGCCCAAAGGCCCGGCGAAGGCGGAGGTCGATCCCAACTTGACGGCGATGCTGCACAACAGCCACTCGCTCGCGCAGGACGCGCTGGCTCATGCCAAGCAGACGACGGACAACACCACGAAGTCCGTGTCCGATCTGGCTTGGGCCATGCAAAATGCGGTGGCCAGCCAGTCGCGCCAGCCCGTGAACGTGAGCGTGGCCCCCAGCGAGGTCAAGCTGACCCTGCTCAAGGAACGCGGCCCGAAGACCTTGAAGGTCACACGGGACGAGGACGGCCGACTCTCATCTATTGTGATGGAGCATGACGATGACGAGCAGCGCTAAGTGGGTCACGCCAGCCCGCAAGGCGATGCTGGCCGGGGACTGGAAGCACGGTACGTACTACCTGGCCTTGTTCCGCGAGCCCTTGCCTATCACGACGGCCAAGTACAGCACCGTCAACGAGATCAAGGCCCAGGGGTACCGGGCCGGGGGTGTGCAGATCGCCGGCCCAGTGGTCGGAACGGACGGGGAGTTCGCAGTCCTTCAGTTTTCCGGTATGGCGGCTTGGAAAGGGGCGACCATCCGTGCCCGATACGGCCAGATTTACTCGGACTACAAGACCCTGCTTGTCTTTGATCTTGGTGAAGATGTCAGTTCGACCAACGATACTTTCAAGGTACACTTGAGCGACTTCGCCATCTACCTCTGAAGCACTGGACTTTAAATGAACGAACTTGAGGAAAAGCTCAACTGTGCGTTTGCGGATGTGGGTGCTCAGATAGGCGACATCCTGCGCTGCATGATTGAAGCTGAGGTGGCGGCGCAGGTGGCACGGATTCAACAACTGCAAGCCGTGCTCGACGGTACGGCTTGCACTGGTGACGCTAACCCACCCGCGTAAGTGGTGGAAAATCTTTTGCAAAGGAAATTTCCATGGCTGCCTATAACGACGACTTGACCGTCTTGATTCAGTGTATCGCTACCACCTTCGGTGACGAAGTTGGTCTCGCGGTCAATGAAAAAATCAACGCCGTTCTGGCCCTTGAAGGCGTTGACATCGCCGCTGTTCAAGCCCAGATCAACACCCTGAACAGCTTGCTGTCCGCCAACACTGCCGGTGACGCTGCTTCTGCCCAGGCCATCGTGGCCCAGCTGACCGCTCTGGCTGGCCGCGTGACGAGCCTCGAAGGTTCGACCGCTGTTGCTGACCTGGCTGCTACCGTTGCTGGTGTGCAGGCTGCTCTCGCTGCCGAGACCCAGAACCGCATCGACGGCGACTCCGCCAACGCTGCCCAGATCGCCCAAGTGCAGTCCCAAGTGGACAACATGGCCCAGTCTCTGGTGACGATTCAAGCTGCTATTGACGCTGGTCAAGCCGGTGCGTGTGACTGCGCTGCCATCGCTGCCAGCATCGCCACGCTGAACACCGCCGTCGCCAACCTGACCGGCAACGACGCGAACCAATCCAGCCAGATCTCCAGCCTGCAAGCTGCCGTAGAGGCCCTGCAAACCCAAGCCGCTGGCATTGCCGCTGCCCAAGCTACTGCCGAAGCCGCTGCTGCTACGGCTCAGACCGCTCTGGCTAACGCTGCTGCTGCTCAGGCCGCTGCAACCACCGCTGGAACCTCTGCTGCCACTGCCAACGCCGCCGTCGCCGCTCTGGCTTCGGATGTCGCCGCTGCTGGCAACACCTACCTCACCAAAGTTGAAGTCCAGAACATCAACTGCGCCGTGATTGGTCACAGCTTCCGCGCTGCAATGCGTGGTCGCATGGGCTTGGCTGACTGAGCCTGAGAAAGGGGGTCGGCTCACAAGGCTGACCCCTTTTCTGGACGACTTGCATCGGAGGCTAAGATGCTGACCCACTTGATTGACGTAGCACAGGGCAAGACCGACTTGGGTAACAAGCGATCGTCTAAATGGCCCACCACCCGTAAGCGCCACTTGGCCATGTACCCGGCGTGTGCCGTGTGCGGTGGTACTGACAAAGTGGAAGTGCATCACAAGAAACCGTTTCACTTGCAGCCTGAGCTGGAGTTGGAACTGACAAATCTTATCACTTTGTGCGAAGGCACGAAGTTCATCAACTGCCACTTGGCCATCGGGCACGGCGGCAACTTTCGCGCATACAATCCCAGTGTTGAGTCGGATGCGGAGCGCATGCGACAGTTAATCGCTGGCAGGGCCACGGAATGAGCATTATCACGACCAAAGAGCAGCGCGAACGTCGAGAATCCATCTGCACCGGGTGTGCAGAACGCGTCATGCTGTTTGGTCGCCCGGTGTGCGGCAAGTGCAAGTGTCCCTTGTCAGGCAAGATGTTGCTGACGAACTCCAAGTGCCCGCTCAACAAATGGCCTATTTTGGGGTAAGCGATGGCAACATTCACGATCACTACAGCGCAGAACTTCACCGCCTTGTCTGGAAAGACAGGTTCTGACACGTACAATGTTAACGGTGGTTCACTGACTGTTGATAGTGATACCAGGTACGGGCCGAACTGCACAGTTACGACCGGCCCCTTCGCCAACATCTCACTGTCATCGACCCTTGGCGGGACGATGACCATTGACGGCAACAACGTCTGGCAGATGTACGTGTCTGCTGCCACTGGTACTGTGCCTGCATCCGGCGTGACGATCACGCAGGGTGGTGTGACGGCGGAGTTCCTGATCGCCATGCAGCGCCATGGGGGTGCGGTTACCGCTTCCGGCGGCGTCTGGACGACGGGTGCTTGGATCAAGTTGCGCGGCATGACGGGCGGAACGTTCACGACTGGCCCGGCCACCTTGTCTTCTGGCCAGGTCGTGACGATTGCCGTCGCGCCCATTCGCAGTTTCATCGAGGTGGTGGGCGTGGAGTCCATGACCTTGACGGTCAACCGGCTCAACAAGCTGACCATCAACGGTGACTGGTTCTACCCGATCATCGACGACGCGGGCACCTTGGCTACCACTAGTGGTGTGCGTGGGCAGACCGTCCAGCTTCCGGCCTTCGTGCAGGGCGCGTCCTTGCAGACGATGGGTTACCCTGGCGTCGAAGTGGAGACGGCCCCCGGCTCTGGTGTGTACGATCACTGGCCGAATGCCGGTCAGATGTTTCTCGCAGCGAACCTCGGCACGGACTCCCGCTCCCGCTTTTGCTGGGTGAACTCGACTGGCCTGCTGACGTTCGGCCTCGACACGAACAGCGCGAACGCCGGGGACCTGCCCGCCGCAGGGTGCAAAATCCGCTTGCCCAACATCGTCACGTCGAGCACCAATGGCGTAGTCGGGTACGCAGTCAACACCACCCCCAGCTTGACGATGGGCACCCGCTATGAGCTTGCCACGAACTCGTCCGGCGCTGTGGACATTCGGCGCGTGTCCGGTTGCTGGTACATGAACATCCAGCAGGCGTACTCGGTGTATATCCGGGACATGCACACCTGCGAGCAGTTCGTGCTTGGTGAGCCCTCGACACCTCCAGACATCGACGGGGTGATGGTCGGCTTGTCCAACCAAGCCACCTCGTATGCCTCCAACGCCATTGTGTTCCAGCAGTGCCTGACTGGTGGCACCGCCAAGCGCTTGACTGGCGTTCGCGCCCAGCAGATCAGCACCGCAGGCTATGCGATCTACTTCGTGAACTTGTACGGTGGGTGGACTCTGGACAACGTGAAGGGCATGTTCGCGCAAGACGCTACCGCGCTGGCCGGGCCGGTGTTCATCAACACCTGCGACTCCATCACCGTGACCAACCTGTACCTGGTGGGCAAGCGCCTCATCATGTCGGCTTGTTCGAACTGGTCTGTGACGAATGTGTACTACGCCGACAACCCGAAGGCGACGACCACCAACACGACCGTTTCTACGCAGGCGGTCGAGCTGATGGCTAACTGCCGAGCTGGCATCCTGACCAATGTGGCAACTTGGCCGGGGGTGGCCAACGTGCATCCGTTGGGCGGTTGGGTGTATATGAACACCTGCTCCGATCTGCTGGTGACGGGGCTTGGCTCATCTGCATCTCCTCTGGATGGGGGCAGCGTGGCGAACGCCCGTTCCGGCTACCTGTTCGCGGATGGCGGCCTGAACAAGAACATCCGGTTCCAGCGCAACTGGCTAACCAACCTGCGCATCGGCTTGGCGTCGAGCACGAATACCACGCAGAGCATCAGGTTCCAGAACTGCTACAACACCGACGCCACCTTGACGCAAGGCCCGAACTGGTACAACAGCACTGTGCGCGGCAACCGGCAGAACAGCGGTTCTGTACCTACGTCCTACACGCACGTTGACGGTATGCACTTCTGGGACAGCTTTACCAGCGACACCACGACGCGGGTAGCCCTTGTCTTCACCGAGAAGTCCACATCCACGTCGGGCACGTACACCGTGGACAGCGGCACGCCGAAGTTCACGAGCACCGGCTCCATCGTGATGCAGTCCGTGGGCGACCAGATCACCTGGACGATGCCGTACTTCATGCTGGGCTGGAACGGTGCAACGTCGTTCGCTACCACGGGCACGAACGTGCCCAACAACCACACCATCCAGTACGACATGGACAAGGGTGCTGGCTTCTCGGGCACGTTCAAGACCCTGAGCAACGCCAACCTGGCTGCCGAGACTGGCATCAGCCCGACCACAGGCTTGAAGTTCCGGTTCCGCATCACTTGCACCATTGCCAGCACCAGCAACGTCATTACCACAATGGTGGTAAACGGCACCACGACACTTGCCCTGCAAAATGCCGCGCTGTACCCGCTTGACACGGTGGGCTTGACGGTTACTGGTGTGCAGCCGGGGTCAGACGTGGTGGTGTACCAAGCGGGCACGACCACGGTGCTTGACACCGGGGACAGCGTGCCGTCGTCGAGCTACACCTACGGCTACACGACGACCCAACCGATTGACATTGGAATTTTCTTGAGCGGATACGTACCTTATTACATAAGGAACTACCAACTCACGACAACCGCCGCCACAATCCCTGTGGCACAAACTGTAGACCGCGTATTCGCTTAACCAACTTGAAAGGCTCATGTCATGGCGAAGTTAACCAACCGCTCTCAACTGATCGTCGGGACAAACCTGACGATTGACGAGACGAATCGTACGTTCACATTGGTAGCTAGTGCGACTGGTGCGACAACCAACGGCCTTATCGCCAAGGATGGTGTCAGTTTACAAGCTGTTTACTCAAAGTTCATCGAACTCTGGCAAACCGCGTCATATCAAGACTCACCTTTTGTTATGTACGCTATTGACGCACTCTCAGGTCAGTATCGTTTCGGTTTCGATGGTCAGTTCTACACCGGCTGGAAGCCCGCAGATGATGCCACGCGCAACATGATGCGCGATGGTGGCTGGGAGGAGTGGAGTCCCACCACCCCCGGCGCGATCACCAGCACCGGCACGCTCAACCGCGTGTACGTGGGCATCGTGTCTCTGGGCACGGTCAACACCGGCTCACAGTTGTACTACCAAAAAACCAGCGGCGGCGCGGCCACCGACTTCACTTTCACCGACGCGGCCAACATTGGCGTGCAGGTGTACGGTGACTCCACCAACGGCGCTTTTGACAACCGTGCGTACTTCCGTGGCTTCGTGCGCGAGCAGGGCTACAAGTACAAGGACAGCGTGCTCTCCGACACCGGCAAGACTGGTACAGGTGCGTACATCGTCAACTTGCTCTTGTCCAACGAGGTTGACACGAAGATCTCCGCTGCTGACGCCGCCATGAGCAGCGCACCCTACAGCGGAATCAACGTCACCTACTACGCGTCCAACCAGAACAAGTCGATCAACGGCACGAACTACCCGTTCCGCGTTGTTGTCGAGGGCAACGGCGCTACTCTGGAGCAGATTTACACCAAGGTGCAGTACCTGCTTCGCCAGAACAGCGACATCGACCAAGGCTCGGGCACTGTGATCGGCAAGACCGCCGACGCGCTGCTGTCCTTCGAGGGTGACACGCTCAAGACCACGCAGGGCGTGTTCATCAACAACATCAACGCCAACGACATCAACCGTGTCGTGTTCAAGGATCAGAACAGCGTTGACCGCTACTACTCCTACCTGTCGGCTGGTAGCATTGTGCCCAACAGCCCCCTCATCGGTGCTGGCAGCTACTACCGCATGTTCTTCACCACGCTGCCAGGCGTGCTGGACGACTTCGGCGAGTCTGGTGCAGTCACCGTCAAGGACGCAGCTGGTGTGGACATCGCAGGCTCGTTCACGGGCGCTATCACCTTCACGTACGACTACGACGGCAACTCGCAGGGTGGCCGTACAGCAGGTACTGACGCGAATGTGACCGTGATCGCTGGTCGCCCCGGCAGTGCCAAACCTGTACAATTCGGTGCAACCATTACGCGAGCCAAGGGCATTACAATTGCTCTGGTCGCGGAACAAGACCGCGCCTACTTGTAAAAGGCTTTTTGCATGGCAACCCAATTCGACGGCCAAACCCGGCTGATTACGCTCACCACAGGGACGACGAGCCTCTCGGTTCAAGACCTGTGGAGCGATTGGGTTCGCTGGCATTCCACTGCTGACAACAGCAAGTACCTCCCAGCCTTCAGCATCATCGGTGGTGACCCCATCGACGCTACGGCTGGGACGTACATCCCGTATTACTGCTACTTGATGAACGGATGGCGCATCCGTCCTCAAGAAGCTGACCACACCCTCAACGTGACGGGTGGTGTGCTGCTCGTCGATGGTGGCGCGGCTGATGCCTTCGTGCCCACGCTGGGCAATTTCACCGTTCAGATCAATCGCCAGCAGCCGGTGCAGGCCATCACCATCGCTACGGCTGGCGGCGTTAACCAAGGCCCGACGGCCATTGACATCGCGGCAGCCGTCAAGCTGGCACTTGCCACAGATTTCGCTGCACTGGAAACCACCGCACAAGCTGACACAAGGCAGGGGATCTACATGGCCGAGTTCGACCACCTATCCACGCTCATCGACCTCATGCCTGCTGCGGTACGTACCGAGCTGGCTGTCGAGCTGGCCAAACTTGATGTGGCTGTGTCCACCAGGCTTGCCTCTGGCGACTACTCGTCCACGCCCCCGCTGCAACAGATTGCTCAAGCCACGTGGGAATACCTGCTCAACAGCACGACGACGGCCAAGGATGCCATGCTGGGCGTGGGCACCACGCTGGCCAATGGTGTTGGCCTCACCCCGGTGGAGCACGACTACCTGCGCCGCATGTACGAAATCCACGGCCTTGACCCAGCTGTTCCATTGGTGGTCTCGGTGGATACCCGACTGGCGGGTGATATGGTGCAGAGCATCACGGACGTGAACGGCATCGTGACCGTTACGCGCACGGCGTGAGAATCAACCCAAGGGCCACAGCGGCCCAAGGTATTGGCTTCGGGGTCGCTCAGGTAGCGGCCGCTGGCCTGATCGGCTTGATTATTGCCGGGCATCACAACCCGGTGTCGGTCCAAGGTGTTGGGTACAGCCCGCAGCTGCTGGCCGTTCAAGGGTTCGCGCCCACCGCCGTACCGAAGACACTTGACGGGCCGTTGCGCGGCTTGCACAAGTACGCCCCGGCGACCATGAAGTTTGTGTCTGCCGAGATCAAGATTCCGGCAGTCCGATACGACCACCTGATTGGTGAGATCACGGCATCAGGCAGCGCCCAAGTACGCCTGCTTCCAGCGGTGCACGAGTATGAAGCTGGAGACTTGCTGGCCAGTGGAGCAGCACAAACTCGTGTGGTGTACGTGGAACATGCGACACAAGTGGGTAAAATCCTCGCGGAAGGGCGTCATGACTTGTCGGATGATGATATTCTCGCCCTATTGCTTACAGACATCTTGGCCTAATTGGAGTTGAAATGAGAGCCAGTATCGAACCCCAACCGTTTTGGTGCGGTACCCAAGACAGCTACGAATACGTGCTGTCATGCTCGGACAAGGCTGTGGCCATGGCTGCCGCCGCGTCCGACAAAGCCCCGGAGATGCCCCCGATGTGGCACCGGGTTGGCAACGTAGGTGTTGTTGACATCCAAGGCCCTCTGGTGCAAGGTGATGCTGGCTGGATGCGCTTCTTCGGCGTGACTGGCTACGACAACGTGCGCCAAGCTGTGGTGGAAGCCCTTGTCCACCCGGACGTCAAGTCCATCTTGCTCAACGTGGATTCCGGTGGCGGGCAGGTTGCGGGCGTGTCTGACACGGCCAAGTTCCTGGCTGAAGCCGGTAAGATCAAGCCCGTGACCACTTTCAGCGATGGCACGATGGTCTCTGCGGCGTATTGGCTGGGGTCCACAGGCTCGCACGTGATCGTGAGTGACACCACAGTGGCCGGTTCCATCGGTGTGCTCCAAGTGCACGCCGAGCGCAGCAAGCAGCTTGCTCAGGATGGCATCACCGTGACGGTCGTGCGTGCTGGAAAGTACAAAGCCAACACGCACTCGATGGAACCCTTGTCGGCAGATGGCCAAGCCACCTTGCAGTCGCAGGTTGACCACCTCTACAAGCCGTTCTTGGCCCATGTGGCCGACCAGCGCGGCGTGAGCCCGATGGAAGCTGATGCCAAGATGGCCCAAGGACGTGTCTTCATCGGCTCACAAAATTTGGATGTTGGCCTTGTAGACGCCATCGGTACGTACGAGGATGCTCTAAAATACGCAGCATCAGTCGCTGCCAGTATGAAGCCAAAACAGCGTGCTTCTGTTGGTTCGGCCTCGGCGGTGATTGATAATTCCGCACATCTGAGTCAAGGACATGATATGACCAAACCTACTTTGCCCGAAGCTACACTGGAAGATACCAGCGCAGTAGCTGCTGTGGCCCCCGCAGAGCCTGTGGCTCCTGAAGCTACTCCGGCCCCCGTTGCTGCTGTGCAGACTGAAGGCGCTCTGGTGTCCTTCCTGCGCGACGAGCTGAAGCTGGCCCAAGCCGACGCAGTTGCTGCTCGTGCTGAATCCAAAGCCGCCACGGAAAAAGCCGATGGCCAAGCTGCCCTCTACGCCGAGTTTGAATCGGTTGTCCGCGTGAGCGTGGACCACATGGCCGTCGCCCTGGGTGGCACCGCCAGCGGTTCCGCATTCACCGGTGAAGCACTGGCCTCCGAGCACAAACGCTTGTCTGCCGTGTACGCTGAGAAGTTTAAGGTGGGTGGGGTCGCAGCAACCGCCCCGGTTGAAGGTAGCAAGCCGAAAGGTGAAACTGCTTCCAACCCTCTCTTTGCTGTGTTGGCTCGATCTGTTCCCGCCTCGAAATAAGGAGTATTTTTCATGGCACGCGATCATTACATTGTTCCTACCGCTCCCTCGGAGGAGTCCACCACCGTTCGTCTCGGTGCTGGAAATGCAGTTGGCGATCGTTTCGCTGACGTTGACGAAGGCAAGCTGGTGAAGTTGGTGGGCGAGTCCCGCTACAACCTGTGCGCCGTTGGTGACGAGATTGAAGGCGTCGTGTCTTCCGTCGAGTCCGCCACGCAAAACGGCTATTCCATCGGCGGCATCGTGACCGAAGGTCGCATCTATGCTCGCGCTGATGGCCTGCAAGCCACCCCTGGCACTGGCGTTCTCGCTGTTGGCGACTACGTTGTGGCTGGCACCGTGACTGCCAAGGGTACCGATCTGACCGACTTCCCCAAAGTCGTGAAGGCCACTTCCCAAACTGGCATCCGTTTCATGTGGCGCGTTGTGTCCCTGGGTACCGTCGGTACTGGTGCTGTTGGCACCACCGTCGTGATCGAACGTCTTTAATTTCTGAGGAGTAATACGAAATGGCAGCCTACATCGACGCTTCCGGCAACACCCAGCAAGTTGCTGTCGGACCGGAAGTCCACAAAAAAGCTCTGGAAGCCAACCTCAGCGTTGAGCACTTCCTGAACCGTGAACACGCCAACGCCGACCTCAAAATCGGTACCGCGTTCCAGCAGCTGTGCGCTTCTGAAGGTCTTGCCCTCCCCGGCAAAAACCCCTTCGGCCTGCGTGCTTCCACCATCGACGAGATCCTGAGCGGCAAGGCTTCTGCTGGTATCAACACCACGGACTCCGGCACCCCCTTCGGCTCCGCCTCCCGTACGCTGTTCCCGCCCGCCTTGCTGGCCGCCATCGAGTCCCAGCTTGCCAAGGACCGCGTGACTGACACCGTGGTGTTCGACCAGATGGTTGGCCAGAACATCTCTGTGACCAACGAGAACTTCGAGCAGCCCGTCATCAACTACGGCACTGCTGGCGGTCCCGAGCAAGCCCGTGCACAGCGTATCGCCCAAAACGCCACGCCCGCCACGGTCCTGAAGTTCAGCACCGCTGACCGTATCCGCCGTCTGCCCGTGTGGTCGATCGGTATGGAGTTCTCCGACCAGGCCCTGCGTGCCAGCACCTTGGACATGGTGGCCCTGATGACCGCTCGCTTCATGGAAGTCGAGAAGGACAGCCGCGTGTATGACTACCTGAGCTCCTTGTTCCTGGGCGACAACGACCTGAACACTGGCGCTGTGTCTGCCGTGACTTCCACATCCTTGGATGCTGCTGCCACCGGTGGCGTGCTGACCCACAAGGCTTGGGTGAAGTTCCTGGCTCGCAATCGCAAGTACCGCAAGGTTGACTTCGTGATCGGCACCGTGGGCACCTACCTGCAAGTTGAAGGTCGTACTGGTCGCCCCGGCACCAACAACTACGACCCCACTCTGGCTCGTATCGACCCGCAGGCATCTGCTGTGAACGCTGGCTTCGGCAACGATGTCAAGTGGTTCATCGTGGACGACTACGCCGCTGGTGGCCCCGTGCCCGAAGGTCAAGTGTGGGCTCTGGACAGCCGCTCTGCCATCACCAAGGTGACGAACGCAGCTGCAAATTATGCGGCCTCAGAGAACTTCGTTATGGCTCGAAGCACAGCACTGCGCTATGATTGGAGCGAACTGTGCTACCGCACGATGGGTAACAGTGAACTGCGCGGGTTTGACATCCTGACTATTGCCTGATAGGAGTGGGCCGGGGAAACCCGGCCCTCTGACACATGCAAATTCATGACCCTAAAGGAAAATGGTTCCGACTGACCGCAAGCTACCCCTTCTTCGATCACGAAGCCGGTGTGTACTTGCAGCCTGGGGTGGCCACCAAAGCTACTCCCACGGTGTCCATCTTGTCTCAACCTGCGATCGTGGAGATTCCCGACCCCACAGTCGATGTAGAGCCTATGCGGGAGCCATTGCCCAAGGCCAAGGCCAAATAAGATCACCCCGCCTCGGCGGGGTTTTCTTTGCCCAGAAATTCTTGTACCTGCTCATGCGTCCACTCCACAGCGGAGTTGCAGGCCCCACGGTGTGCGGACGCGATGTTCTCCTCCCTGTCCAGGTAGTCAGGTGTCAGCCAATACCGGACGATGCCATCCCTGAACCCGATCTTGTGGGCGTTTTCAATCGGAGATTCCTTGGTCCCCGGCTTTCCGCACACGCAACATAGCAGCGATTTCTTGTGCTTGACGTAGCGCACTGGCATCCGTCGGAGATAGGTGGAGTGCTCCGCTTCGGTGAGAAACATGCGACCATCGAACCCAAAATTTGTTTTCATAGGGGCCGAAGCATACACCAAACGCACACCAAGCACCACCTTGTCACATCCCAAGGCTCCCACCCTGTCACAATACTCGGGCTGACTTGGAGAGTTCATTTTGCTGACCGACTACACTTCCTACGACGAGATTCGTGCTGTTCTTGGTGTCTCCAACAAGGACATCAAGGACGAGACGCTTGCCTTGGCCTTGTACGAGCGGCTCCTGCTGATTGACTTGGACTCTCTGGACAGTACGGCAGGCTCAGGCATTCGCAGCCTGTATGCCACCGTTTCTGGCACTCCCCAAGGTTCACGGACAGCTGACCAGCAGAGGTACTTCGAGCTGGCACAGGTATATAGTGCGTATAGCGTAAGCAACACCTTGCTCACCTCGCTGCCGTACTTCGCGGTTAAGCGCGTGACCGACGGGCGGGCGGAAGCCGAACGAATTGCCGACCCCTTCGCGGATGTGAAGGAAAGCGTCCCCTTGATGCTGTCTACCCTACGCCGCCGCTTGCTGACAGCCTACACGGTGATCGGCGGGGTGGTGAGCAGCGGCGCCACTGGCCACACCCGTGTCTACTTCACGGCGACCGGCCTCAACAAAGACCCGGTGACCACCTGATGGACCTCAATGTCTACAGCCGATGGTTTGATGACATCCCCATCTACGATGGGTACGTGAACACGTACCTGTACGATGGACAAGTGAGTTCGTTCATCGACTCCCAAGTGGATGGCACCATCTCCCAGCGACGGGTCCTGTCGCTTGCCACTGATCTTGTCATCCCACCCCGCCGCATCATCAGTTACCTGGGAGAGCTGTGGCTGGTAGGGGACGGCGTGCGAGATGGCATCCAAGGGCAGGCCGTACGCACGTCATACGCGATGCGCAAGATCACGGACACCTTGGTGCTGCGCACGCCAGGGCAGGCTGCTCTGGGCCTTGGAGGCGTCACAGCGTACGCCCAGAAGGAATACCTGAAGTCCACGGTCAACAGCCCGACTGAAGCCCAATACGACACGTTCTGGAACATCTACACGTCCACCACGGAGACGGTGACCAAGGGCGGGTATCTGGTGGGCGGTACGGCCACCTACCGTGTCCGAAACACCTACGACTTGCTCAACGGCTACCGGGTCAGCGAAGCCGACCAGCTGGACGCCGCCACGGTGCCCGTGCTGTTCCAGGCGTCCACCTTTGACCCCATCAGCGAGTCGTACTCCGGGGCCACGGTAGCGACCACAGGCTTGCTCTTGGAAGCCTACAAGCTCTACGAGTACCGCACACAGGCAGACCCACTTGTGCAAGCTGGTGACCACATTCTGGTGGTAGCGTCCAGCGCCGCATCTCCTGAAGTCGGCCGTCAGGTGGAAGTCGCTGGGACCATGTATCAGATCTTCTCGGTGACAGCAGAGGCTGACTCCTGGAAGTGCTTGGTGAGGCTTGCATGATCTCCATGGCCAGCGCCCATGCTCTCCTGAGCGATGCCAAGCTGGTGCAGGCTCGTCTTGAGGGCAGGGTGACGGCCGAGTACCGGGGTGCGGTGGCCGAGATGTTCGCAGACCTGGTTCAGGTCACCCCGCAGTGGTCCGGCAACTTGACATCTAACTGGTTCATCAAGATCGGCGACGGTCGTAACCCGTCCTACCGCGAGATTCCCGCCTACAGCACCACGTGGGCTGGCCCGGGGGAAGCCAACAAGGGTGTGCAGAAGATGGGCAATGACCCAGCCGTCACGGCCACCTTGGTACGCGAGATGCCAAAGTTGGACACCCTGCGCTGGAACCAGAAGGTCACCTTCGTCAACCGCACCCCGTACGCGGCTGCTGTGCAGGCCGGTGTAGGCCCCGATGGGCGCGACATCCGGGAGGTCAACCTTGGCCCATCCGGGGAGGTGATGATGGGGGAATACATCAAACTCAAGTACGGTCTGTCCGGGTACAATATCGTGACACGTTCTTCCTAAACCAAATGAGCACAGAAGCCATACGCACCGCTATCCGCACCGCTGTGGAAGCTCGCAGGACGAGCTGGTCTGGTGCCGCGCTGGGCGTCGAGTATGACAACCTGCTGTTGAACCTTGGGGCACAGTCCAACGCATTTTTGCGCGTGAGCACCCAGTTCCGGGACGGTTGGCAGGTGGACTTGTCGGCGAACCCCATCCACCGAATGATGGGCAACATTCTCCTGGAGGGAATGGTGAAGGTCGGTAAGGGTACCCGAGCCGCCAACGAGATCCTCGACCACTTCTACCCCGCCTTGCATATGACGGACATGCTGACGCCCATCCGAACGATGGGTGCCAAGCCTCTGCCTCCGTCGAAGCCCGTGGACGGGTGGTTGAGCATCGGCATGGTGATTCCTTTTTGGTACGACGAAACAGCCACTGGCCCGTCCAACACCACCTTGGTGGTTGCCCCAACTTTCACACTGCCAGCCGGTATGGCTGTGGGCGGCCACCGCATGGTGACGTTCGACGCCCTTGGTCAGTTCATCTACGCCGACAATACAATGATCGACCATGCACCGAAGGTCGCCGGTATGAGCACGGGGGCTGCACTCGCAGGCACCTTGCTTACCGTTCTTCGACTTGGAGAGATCAGTGAGCCATCTTGGAACTGGGACGTCAACCTCCCAATTTTCCTTGGTGCAAACGGGACGCTCACCCAAATTCCCCCAGTGCAACCGGCTGCTTTCTCCCTTGTGGTGGCAAGTGCCAAAACTCCGTCTACAATCATCGTAGACATTCAAATGCCATTGATTTTGACCTGAAAGGGGTTGTGAAATGGGAACCGCATCTAGCAAAAAATTCCTCAAGAACGCATCGGGCGTACTTACCGAGGAGGCCGCACTGACTACCTCGGCTGGCGCGGCCGACGCAAACAAAGTCCCCGCTCTGAACGCATCCGGGGTGCTCGACACCACCATCGTTAACAGCACGACTTCCTCTACTGGTGCGCCCAGCTCCGGCAAGGTGGTGGCGCTCGACGGCTCTGGGCGCATCGACGCGACGATGATGCCTGTCGGTTTTGGTGACGATACAGCATCTATCACTGCATCCGAGGCACTGGCCGCTGGAGACTTCGTGAACGTGTGGAACTCCGCTGGCGCGAAGGTTCGCAAGGCCGACGCCACGACCGCAGGTAAAGAGGCCCACGGCTTCGTGCTGGCTGCGGTGGCCTCTGGCGCACAGGCCACCGTGTACTTCGAGGGTACCAACACTGCTGTGTCTGGTGCAACCCCAGGTGTGGTATACCTGAACACCACAGCCGGGGGAGCCACCTCCACCGCCCCGTCAGGCGCTGGCAATGTGGCGCAGCGCATTGGATTTGCCATTAGCGCGACGGCCATCAACTTTCAGTCTGACCCACCCGTAGTTCTGGCGTAATGGCAATCCGCAAGCCTCTGGTACTGGTCAGCGGGCAACTCCAAGAGTTGCCCGCTGGCGATTCTGTGTCCGGCGTAGCCGTAGCCGGGGCTATCGGGTCCAGCGGCCTGACGATGCAAGCTGCACGGCTGGCTGGACGAACCACTGCCGGTACTGGTGCCATCGAAGAAATCTCGGTAGGTACAGGCTTGACCCTATCGGCAGGTACTTTGAGTGCCACAGGTGGGTCTGGTGGTGCATTAGTAGAAGTAGCAATTAACGATGCTATCGTGTATCCAAGCACATCTAATCTACTTACACTAGGTACCGGTAAGTTCACCGTATTAAATGGTACTTCACTAACCTACGACGCTAATTACCATAATTTGCAGCAACTTAACTCTAAGTATGTTTCTTACGGGTCTAACGTCAACTTCGGAAATGCCTCCAGTATGGTGTCTGGGGGGCAGATCATATACGATGGCACTCGATGGATTGCATTTGTACCTAATGTTAACCCAGCTGTATACACCAGTTCAGATGGTATAGTTTGGACTGCCCGCAGCGTTAATGGTGCAACCATTGCTTATGCTACTCTAATGTCTAGCGGTAGCTTAATAGTATTGTCTACTGGCTCGACTACTTTATTTTACACCAGCGCAGACGGTGGAGCCACATGGACGACTAGAACCACAAATGGTCCAGGAGGATACTATAACGGCTGGATGCAGCAGGGTATCTGGAATGGTACTAGGTTCGTACTTGGTAATAGTAATGCTGCGCCACAGTACTATAGTACAGATGGTATAACATGGTCAGCAGGTGCTACTAACCTTAACCAATCGTCATATATTTGTTGGAGCGGTACTAAATTTGCAACTGTTGGGTTTAGCGGTGGGTATGGGTACTCATACGTAAGTACTGACGGTATCACATTTACAAACGCAACTCAGGTATTCTCGAACGGTAAGTATGCGTTGGGTATCGTTTTCGGAAGCTCATATTTCCTAATACTAGATACTGGTGGTAACGTATATAGGTCTACCGATGGTATCACTTGGTCTAATGTAGCTACACTTCCATATACACTCACATACCAAGCTAACCAAGGTGGGCTTATATTTGCTAGTGGGTATTTCTGGATGAAAGTACCAGGGAATCTAATCTACAGTGCTGATGGAGTGACTTGGAATGTGCATACTACTACACCAACTAATTCTGAATCCTCCCCATCAACTATAGCATATAATGGTACGTATTTTTTGATGACACAATCTACGACACCATCTCAGCTTTATAAAGTTGCGTCTACACTATCGACTCCTAATGGTATAGGTAGTACAGCCCCAACTTCGTTAACAGCCGGTTATTCATGGTACGCTAGGACAGCATAATGCCATACTATAGAACCACATCTAATGAGATTATCTTCATAGATTCTAACGAAAATGAGAATCTACTACCTGAAGGTTGTGTACCACTGCAAGATACCGACGTGCTTGACTTAGTTGAGCTTCCTAAGCTGAAAGCCAAGAGGTGGGAAGACATAAAATCCGAGAGGGACCGTAGAACTCTTGAAGGTGGATACCAAGTCAATGGTAAATGGTTCCACAGCGACCTAACGTCCAGATCACAGCATATTGGTCTTATGCTGATGGGGTCCAACATGCCTACCACTATCCTGTGGAAAACAATGGATGGTAGCTTTGTACAGATGACCCCAGAACTTGCACACCAGATCTTTCTCGCCGCAGCCACATCCGATGGTGAGATTTTCAAGGTGGCCGAGATTCACAAAGCTGCCGTGATGGCCGCTCCAACTGCCAGTGCCGTGTGGCTGCACAATATATCATTCGGCTGGCCAAAGGTATATGGTGAATGACGGTTCAGTGCTTTTGTGACAACAACACTCAGGAACGTCTGACAGCCGGAGCACTATCGGCGTTCGCGGATATTCAACGGTAGGTCAGCGCCTTACACTACGGGTCACCAACCTGGAGTGTGAACATGCCTACCTTAGCTTCTTCTTCCCGCCTGAACGTATCGTACATCCCCGAAGCCACCTTTGGTGTTACGCCTGCTTCTGGCACCGTCTATGCCCTGCGCGTGCTCGACGAGTCGTTCGATTACAGCATCTCCAAAGAGATGTCCAAAGAGATCAACGCCTACCGTTCCGTAAGCTCTATGGTCCCTGTGTCGGCCTCCAGCTCCGGGGGCATTGGCGGCGAGCTGCAATACGCCGAGTTTGACCGCTTGATGTCTGCTGCCCTGCAAAGCGCATACACGGTGTATGGTACCAACGGTGTGGGTGCCACCTTCACGGCTGACTTCACTGCCACTACGATCACTGCCTCGGCTGCCCCCACAGGCTCCAGCGCCTTCACCGGCTTGAAGAAGGGTCAGTGGTTCCGCGTCTCCGCTGGTGCGAACGCCAACAACGGCAAGATTCTGCGCGTCAGCAAGACCACGGCTCCCACCGCTACCGTCATCACGTTGGATGCCAACACCCCTGCTGTGGCCGGTACTGCTGTCGCCGGTGTGGCCGTCCAGTCCAGCCGCTTGACCAACGGCACCACCCAGACCTCGTTCACTTTCCAGAAAGAATTGAACGATGTGGGCCAGTTCTTCAAGTACACCGGCCAAACCCCGTCCAAGATGGATGTGGCTTTGTCGCAGGGCGGCTTGTCCAGCATCAAGTTCGACTTCAAAGGCTCCGGTGTCGGTCGCAGCACCTCCACTCTGCTGCCCAGCGCCGCTACGCCTTCGTACACGTACGACGTGCATTCTGGTGTGTCTGGCAGCTCTTGCGTGCTGTGGGAAAACGGCGCACCCCTGAGCCTGGTGAAATCCATCAGCATGTCCTACGACAACTCGCTGCGCGAGCAGAACGCCTTGTGCAGCTTGGGTCCTGTTGGCCTTGGCTCTGGCAACATCAACCTGACGCTGCAAGCTGAGATCTACTTCGCCGATGGTTCGATCTTCGACCGTTTCCTGAACAACACCAACACCGAGCTGGTGTTCAGCTCGGTGGACGGTTCCGGCAACGGCTATGTGTTCACGATTCCTGTGGCCAACATCAGCACCCACAAAGTGGTGGCTGGCGGCAAAGATCAGGACTTGATGGCCAGCGTGAGCTTCACAGCCTTGCGCGACGCATCCAATGCTGACTCCACCCTGCGTCAACTGGTCTTCATCGACCGCGTGGGTGTGGCCGTCGTCTAAAGAGTTCTCTGGGGGGTCATTCACATGACCATTCACGGGCGCTTGCGCCCGTGTTTTTTGCTCTAAAATTCGAGGGTCTTTAACCCTGGAGAACATTCAATGTCCATCGACATCTTTTCTGACTTTGCAACTGACACCGCTGCTGAAGAATCCGGCACATGGGTCCCCTATGCTGGCGACGTTGAGTTCTTGATTGCCCGCTTCGGCAACAAGAAATTCGCCAAGATGTTTGCCCAGCAGTACAAGCTGCACAAGCGCGTGATCGAGACCAAATCGGATGCGGCCGAGCAGAAGTCTGATGAAATCACTGTTGACACATACGCCGAAACCATCCTGCTTGGCTGGCGCGGTGACATGACCTTCAAAGGCGAGAAGCTGGAGTACAGCAAGGCCAACGCCAAGCTGCTGCTTGGCGTCAAGGACTTCCGGGAATGGGTCCACGTCCAAGCATCTGAGATGGCCAACTTCAAAACCGAGCAGGACGAGGCCGACGCAAAAAAGTAAGGGAGCTGTTCGAGTGGCTCGCTGAGTGGGGCGACCAGATGGAGTTCTTGCAGAAGACAGCAGAGGAGATGGGGATTGTCCCAAAAGCTCTGCTGACTGCACCTACTCTGGAGCCCCACCTTGCTTACTACTACGACCAGTACCAAGAGCTGGCCCGTAGCCGGGCGTACACAGAGGGCCAGCCGCTTCCAATACCCGTGTCTGAGCTGCTTGCCCACTGCCAACTGCACCAGTTGTCGGTGACAGACAGCGAAGAACTGCGTGAATACGTCTTCATGTTCGACCGAATATGGCTTGACGTGCAGTATGCCAAGCGGGCGGCAGCAGCGAAAGCTACTTCCTGAGCTAAAATGGCGGGGCCTATAACCCGCCATTTTCATGCCATGACAACCTCTGTTGAGATCACGCAAAATGCTGTAGCTTTAGAGCGTATTGCGGATGCTATCGACAAGATAACGACCAACAGCAACCGCATGACCAAATCGCAGGGTGCTACGCGCACGGCGGTTACAGAGTCCCGCGAAGCCATCATGCAGATGGCGACTGCAATGAACAATATGTCGTCCGGCGTAGCCGGAATGACGCGCAGCATCGAAGCCTTGGCCAGCACCTTTGTGGTGACCTTTGGCCAGATGGGCACACAGATTTCCAACCAGATCGCCAATTCGCTTGGCAATGTGCGTACGCCTGCGGCCAAGGCGGGGGCGGATGCTGGCAAGGCGTTCGGGGATGGGTTCGATGAAGGCTCAAGCAAGGGTGCAGACAAGTGGTTGCTCCGCTTGAAGACCAAGGTGGGCACGACCCAGATGCTGGGAGACGCAGATACCCGTGAAAATGCCGACAAGTGGTTGGCAAACATGCGTATGCGGGCTACCCAAGGTGAGATCCAGGTAGCCAATCAAGCGGCGCTGAACGCTGAGACCTCACGGTTCGTCGGTATCCAGGCCCAAGTTAAGGCGGCAACGGATGCTGCGTCCGGCAGCTACACAACCATGTCGCAACGGTTGAGACTGTCGCTGGACGACCGATACGCACAGATGGACCCCCGTGCTCAGTACCGAGTACAGGGCCGAGTCCTACGCGGGCTCGACTCCGGCCAATCGGCGGACGCCCTGACCCAAAGTTTTGGCCAGAGTGCCGTGGCTGCCGCACAGGCGACTGGCTCCTTGTCCAACTTGAGCGCTCAGGTGGAGTCGCTGTCTGCCAAGAAGGCCAAGATGGCCCCCTTGACGCAGCTGACGAACACGAACCTGCAAAGTTTCGCGTTGCACGCCAACGACGCGCGCTCCGCCGCCCGGGGCTTGGCCAGCGGATTCGACTTGCTCTGGCTGACGTGGGGCCGCATGGGTCCCTTGCTCGCTGGCGCGGCGATCAGCAACGCCTTTGTGCAGACGATCAAGCAGGGTTCCGAGGTCAATCACACGCTGGAAACCATGCGCGTGCTGGCGCAGTACACCACAGCCGATACAGCCGCCCTGACGTCTCAGATGCTGGAGATGGCCCGGTCTGGCCCCATCGGCCCCCAAGCGATTGCCGAGGGCATGAAGACGTTGGCTTTGGCCGGGCAGAATGCCACCGACGCCAGCTATGCCATCCGTGACGTGCTGAATCTATCGGTGGCCGGTGACGTGGACTCCAAGAAAGCCGCCGAGGCGCTGACGGGTATTGCCACGGCCTTCAACTTGGACGCCCGCAGCTTCTCCTACGTGGGGGATGTGATCGCCAAGACAGCGGCCACCTCCAAAGCCTCTGTCGAGTCGATCACCGAAGCCATGAAAACCGCCTCGGTGGTGCACAAGGAATATGGCGTCAGCCTGGAGGACGTGGCCCTCGGTGTGGCCATGCTCAACAACTTGAACATTGGCGGCTCCAGCGCTGGTACGGCGCTGCGCAATATGTATGTGGATATGTCTGGTAGGTCTAAGTCTGCCCAAGACGCCATGGACAAGCTGAAGTTCAGCGCCCTGGACGAGAACACCAAGAAGTTCAAGGACTTGCTGACCTTGGCCGAGGAGTACACGGTCGCCATCAACAAGATCGGAGACGCGCAGGAGCGCCAACGCTTGCGCCACACCTTGACCAGCGAGCGTGGTGGTAAGCTGATCGTGGAGGCATCTGATGCGCTGGCCAAGCCAGCCGAGGATCAGAAGAAGTACGGCGGCATGACCCGGGCGCAGGAGATGCGTGCCGAGATTGAGGACCACTTCGGTTTCATGGCACAAGCAGCTGCCGAGCTGGCCTTGACGAGCAAGAACCAGATGATGTCGGTGACCAGCTCGTGGCAGGCTGCCTTGGTCGAAGCCTTCACCTCGGCCCAGCCCTACATCCTGGACGTGTCCACCCGACTGCGCGAGATGTTCCAGTCGTCGGAGATGCAGTCTGGCCTTCAGAAGCTCATCGTGGGCATCGGTGAAACCATCGTGTTCCTGGTGAAGTGGGCTGACGTGCTGGCTGTCGTCGGTGCGGGCTGGGTGGCTCTCAAGTTGAGCATGTTCGCCGGAAGCCAGTTCACACAACTTGCCATGGGAATCCAGACCTCTACCTCTGCCATGTTGGGGTTGAAGACGGCTGTGGACATGACGGCCATGTCCAAAATGAACATGGCGCAGCAGGTCACCACGGTCGGCGCAGCCATGACCACGGCCGCCACTGGTACCTCCGCGTTCGCTTCTGCCATGACGACGGCCGCCACCGGGGTCGCTTCCACAATCGCATGGATTTCCAGGTTCCTGCCCGTGATCGGCTTGGCCATCACCGCATGGCAGCTGTACGACTTGTTCAGTGGCAAGGCCCTGGAGTCGGCGCAGAGTAACCTGGCTGAGAACACCGCCAAGGCGATGATCGACCGGCTTGAGAAAGAGACCAAGGCGCTCAACGACAAGTCGGAAGCCCTGCGCCGCAACATTTCCCTTGAGGACTTGTTGCGCGAGCGCGACATCGGTAAGGCGAAGTCTGACGCAAAGTCGTCCAGAGAAGCCCTGCAAGCCAAGCGCGACCGCATGGACCTGCCATCTACCGGTAATGAACCGTTCAGTGCCAGCACCGGGTACAACCGAGTACAGGGCAAGGCCGACCTGGACGCACAGATCGCGGACTTGATTGATCTTGAGAAGAAACTTGATCTCCAGATCGCCGGGCACAAGCTGGCGTCTAAGGAGGTGGCGGAGGCTACTAAGTACAACCAAGCACTCAATGCACCCAAGAACCAATTTGGTAACCTGTCTCTGAAAGACAACATCACCGGAGCACCGTACCTCGGGTACGCCAAGAAGGACTTGTCCTCCGCTTTGCAGGAAATCTCCAGCTCGTACGCGTCCCAGCGCCGCTTGATCGACGCTGAAGAAAAGGCCGGTCTGCGCACGCACGCAGAGGCGGTGGCTGCCAGTGTCAAGTCCATCGAGGATGAGTACAACGAGAAGGTGGCCACCATCAACCAAGGTACTGCCAAAGAGCTGGAAGCCTTGGGCAAGATGAAGGTCAAGGATCTGGCCGCTGCCAAGGAAGCCATCTACAACTCGCAGGGCAAGGCGCTGCGCGACGCTGCCCGTACCGAAGACGAGCGTGCCCGACTGGCCCGCTACGAAGACCTCAAGCGTTACCGGGAGGCCACGACAGGCGAGTACAACAAGATTGTGCTGGCCATGGACAAGCACGATGCGCAGCTTGCCGAGAATGCCCTGCCCACGGTGTTCACCGCTGGAATGACTGACGTCGAAGCTGCTGGGGCGAAGGCCAAGATCGAGTACCTGAAGAAGTACGCTGACGAGCTGGTAGGCTACAACAAAGTGGTGACCGAGGCGCAGAACAACGAGCGCATGTGGAGCAATCTACTGGCCGAAAGTGAGACAGCCAGCAACCGCACGTCGTGGGAAGACGCGGTGGACAATCGCATCAAGGCGGAAGCCAACAAGCAGGCTCTTATCCAGCGCCGAGAGGTCGGGGCCGAGATGGCCAAGGTCAATGCGATGAAGACCCAACGCGAAAACGACATCAAGCAGTTCACCGCCGACACCAGCGCAGCGTTGACCAGCTCGATCACCACCAGCTTGCTCAAGGGCGGCAAGGAAGGTGGCCAGAAGCTGCGCAACTACCTGCAAGAAGCCTTGCTGGAGCGCCCACTCACTGTGATCGTCAAGGGCATGATGGACAACCTGCTTGGCGGCGTCGGCGGGGGCATCATGTCCTCCCTTGGCGGGTCTCTGGCCAAGGGCGATATTGGCGGTCTGTTCTCCGGTTTGTTTGGTGGAGGTGTAACGTCCGACTCCGGAGCATCCGCAGAGGTGATGGCACTGGCTGGCTTCGCATCTGGAGGCTCAGTCAACCCGCGCTCGGTCTATGAAGTGAACGAGCGTGGTACCGAGTTGCTCTCCATGGGTGGCCGAGACTACCTGATGACTGGTGCAAATTCGGGTGTAATCACACCGGCTGAGAAGCTGGGCGGCATGGGTGGTGTTACCATCTCACAGAATCTGGTGGTCAACATTGACAGCCGGTCCGACCAAGGCCAGATCCGGGCGCTGGTCGGGCAAGCTGTCCAGGCAGGCAACGCCCGCTTGGTGGACCAACTTGAACAATCTGGAGCCTTGCAACGATGACCATTCTGAGCTTCCCTTCCACCCTACGAGTGAGTGACATGCGCTGGTCTCGCATGTCCCAAGACGTGGTGCACCGAAGCATCTTCGGCGTGCAGGGCATCAACGGCGGATACCCGCTGTGGAAGGTCGCTGTCACGTTCGACCAGTTGACGAGTGCCGAGTCTGGACCGTACCAAGCCTTGCTGATGCAGCTTGAGGGAAACCGTAACCATCTCGCCCTGCACAACGTCGGTCGCCCAGCCCCCATAGGGACCATGCGCGGAAGCCCCACCCTATCCAGCTCACTTGCTGCGGGGGTCTCCAGCATGGCCATCACTGCAGGGGCTGGGCAGGCCAACACGACCCTCAAGGCCGGGGATTATCTTGGACTTGGCTCCGGGTATGACCGCCAAGTAGTGATGGTCACTTCCGACGTCACCCTGTCGGGCACCGGAACGGCTACCGTGAGCTTTGCCCCCGCCAACCGTACTGCAAGGGCCACGAACGACGCTGTAGTGTGGGACAAGCCCACCGCCTTGTTTCGGCAGCAGCAGCCAGAGGTCGGGTGGGACTACTCCACAGTGGTGGTGAGCGGCGCGTCGCTCGACCTGCTCGAAGACTGGAGAATCTGACGTGTTCACGCTCACCACGGCGCAGCAAAATGCGCTGTCCGCCCAGTACATCAGTGTCGCCTTCTTCGCCGAGCTGGAGTTCCGGGCGGCTACCATCAGATTCACCACCTGGAACCAGAACCTGGTATGGGGCAGTAACACGTGGATCGGGGCCGGTACGTTGAGCGCCATCAACGATGTCAAGGAGATGGTGAAGCTGGAGTCGTCCCCGATTGATTTGACGCTCAACATAGCGGACCCCACAATCTTGGCCATGACCTTGGTTCCGGCTACGGATTACAGGGGCAAGAGCGCCCGTCTGTACATCTGCCCCTTGGCAGATGGCGTGCTGGTCGATGTGCCGGTCATGTGCTGGAACGGTACCCTTGACCAGATGGTGGTGGACGTGGGCAAGGACGGCGGTGGGTCGGTGACGGTCCGTTGCAAGCCTGCGGCCGACCGGTTGCAGCGCCCGCGCAACCTGCGCCTGAACAACATCACCCACCAGAGCCTGAGCCCAGGCAGCTTGGGTATGGTGTATCAGGCTGATCTGCTTGCCAACCCCCAGCTGTGGCTTTCCAAGAAATTCCAGAAATCGGGGTTGTGATGAAGCTGGACCAGTACCTCATGAGCAAGCTCTACACCCCGTTCGAGTGGGGTGTGCACGACTGCGTGATGTTCGCATCGGAGTGGGTAGCGTACTGCACTGGCAGGCACGTTCTATCAGACTTGCCCACGTGGGACAACAAGGTAGCCGCCATGCGGGTGATCTCATCCGTTGGCGGTCTGGAGTCTGGGGTGTCTGCCCGACTTGGCCCCAAGCTGCGTACGTCACCTAAAGACGGAGACCTGGCCTTGCTTCCCAGTACACTTGGGGGTATGTGTATCGTCTCTGGCCCCTACGTGATTGGTGTTTCCATACCTTCTGGATTCCAGTTCTACCCACAATCTGCTGCTGCGGCGTTCTGGAGCCTCAATTGAAGGCGGTTCTATTGCTCCTGCTGGCCCTGCTGCCGGGTTCGGCTTTCGCCGTTGAAGCGGCGGTAGTTTCCTCGATTACCAGCTTCTTCTCCACTGTGGCTGTGCTGGGTGTGACCTACGGCCGGATCGCTTTTATGATCGGGGCGACTCTATTCGGTAATGCTCAACAGAAGAAAGCCAAGGCTGCTTTGGCTGCCCGCGCCTCCGCCGCGCAGGCCGCAGCCCTTGCATCCCTGCAAGACCGTACGGTCACCAATGTGACCACGGAGCAGTACTACCGCACCATTTACGGTAAGGACATGGTAGGCGGTAACGTGGTGGCCATCTTCAGCAGCGGGGACAACGACGAGTTCAAGCACCTCGTGGTGGAAATGGCCGCCCATGAAATCACTGCTTACCATGAGATCTACATAGCTGATAAGCTCGTTGGTGATCTCAATAATGATGGTTGGGTGTACAACGGTGTGTACTACAATGGTACTAACGAGTCTATCTCTGAGAATATGTACCAAGTAGACACTTGGACACTGCCAAGTAATTACGTTCCGGGCTCAGTATCGGTACGTAGGAACGAAGATGGATATACAGTACCTGTAGATTTTACCATTTCAGGTACTTTAGTCACTATTAGCCCAAGCGTCTATCGTATTATTGATACTTATACCATCAGCTATAACTACATTGGTAGCTTGAATGGTTCTAGTGGGTCTACGTCTAACTCCAAGCTCAACATCCAGAAGCACCTTGGCACCCCGGGGGAGCCTGCGGATTCGTACCTACAAAACATCCTTCCAGCCAAATGGACGGCCGACCACACCTTGCCCGGGCACGCTTACTTGGTCATCACCCTGAACCTGACCCAGCCCGAGTTCCAGAACGGAGTTCCCTCCGTCAAGGCGTTGATCTCCGGCAAGAAGCTGTACGACCCCCGCACAGGCGTCACGGCGTGGAGCGACAACCCTGCTCTGGTGATGCTGGACTACCTGCGCGGCCCGTACATCGGCGTGCCGGACGTGTCCATTCCCATGAGCGACTACTCGGCCGCTGCCAATGACTGCGACGACATGGTAGGCACACCCACACGCAAGCGCTACACCTTCAACGGTGTGGTGACGGCGGGCGAGGCTCCGAAAAAGATCCTTGAGCTGATGGCAGATTCGATGGCTGGCACTCTGGACGCCACCACTTGGAGCGTCTACGCTGGCAAGTACCGCGCACCTGTTGTAGCTTTACAACAAGATGCTGTTGTTGGGTCCTTGGCCGTCAATGCCGGTCCTGGTTTGGTGGACGTGTACAACTTGGTTCGCGGCCGTTACTCCAGCCCGGCCAACCAATACGTCCCTACAGACTACACCCCGTACACCAACGCCAAATACCGGGCGTCCGACGGGGAAGAACTTGTAATCGACGTGGACTACCCCTACACGAACAACGTGCAGGGTGTACACGACTTGGCTCGCATCCACATGGAGGACACGCGTAACGCTCTGTCCATCACGGCTGACTTCTCCTACGCGGCCTGGCGCTTGCGCCCCGGCGACCGCCTGACCTTGACCTTGCCTTTGTTCGGCATGACCAACAAGGTGTTCAGGGTGCTGGACAAGTCGTACAAGGTGGGGGAACCCATCAAGCTGGCCTTGAAAGAGGACGACCCCACCATCTGGGACCAATCAGACGCTGTTGTTGAGGATGAGACACCCAACACCGACTTGCCAGACCCGTTCTCCATCCCTTTGGTGCAAGGTCTGGCTGCGGAGTCTGGGGAGGATGTGCTGCTGGTGCTTGGGTCGGGCGACATTGTGTCTCGCCTGAAAGTATCGTGGCAGCAGACTGGCTACCTTGGCGCATCTTTCGTCGAAATACAAGCCAAAAAGACGGTCACCAATACGTGGGAATCCGTTACGGTGGCCATGTCGAATGGCTCTACGTACTTCTCCGGTGTGCAGGACGGTGAGGCGTACACGGTTCGTGCCCGGGTCTTCAATGCTACCCTAGGTATCAGCGGAGACTGGTCATATCTCACTCACACCATCATTGGCAAGTCATCCCCGCCTCCAGATGTACCAACACTGACCATCTACGGCACTACCCTAGCCTGGACCCCGGTGTCCGTGCTTGATCTGCGTGGCTACCAAGTTCGGTTCCATGTTGGGAACAACGTCAACTGGGCCAGTGCCACGCCCATGCACTCAGGTTTCCTGACCGAGACGCCATACAGCATGACCACACTGCCGACCGGCCCGGTTACGCTTCTCATCAAGGCGGTGGACACCAGCGGAAACGAGTCCGTCAATCCAGCGTACATCATCACCGACCTCGGAGACGCTGCTCTGGCCAACGTGCTGGTGACCTTCGACCTGGATGCCTTGGGCTACCCCGGTACGATAACCGGTGGGTCGATCTCTGGTGGTAACATTGTTGCAACCGGGCTGGACAGCTTCTACGGGCCGGACAACGACAGCTTCTACCACTCCGACACTGGCGGCGGCTCCGCTATCGGGGACAACTACCCGTTCTACGACCCTGCGTCTTGGGGTGAGTTGGTGTACACCACGCTTGGGTATGTCCCACCGACCATCTTGACTGGCAGCAACGCCACGCTGCTGCTGACTACCGAGGGTGCGGCCACCACCACGATCGAGTACCGCATCATTGGGCCAGGCTCTTTCTTCGGACTGGACTCCAGCAGTTTCTACGGCTCATCCAACTCCGGCAGCTTCTACGGGCCGGACAATGACCCAACCTACGCGGATGCCACACCATGGGCACCTTGGCCCGGCCAGATTCCCGCCACTGCTGATGTGTACCAGTTCCGTGTCACATTGACACCCTCAACTGTGCAGCCCAAGATCACCTACATGGCGTTCGTGATCGACGCGCCGGACATCGAGGAGCAAGTGAACGACTTGCCCATCAGCGCGAGCGGAACCACCATCCCGCTGACCAGCAATTTCACCAAAGTCGTCAACATTCAGGCCACCCTGCAAGCCAACTTGTCTGGGGGCGAGACCGTGGAGATTGACAAGATCAGCAGACTGGTCAAGGTGTACAATTCTTCCCACGTCGCAGTGTCCGGCGCGACCGTGGATTTGACTGTCAAAGGCTACTGAAAATGACGATGCTTCCCGCACGAACAGGTGTAAGCGACACCTACCCTAACCCAACCAACGGCGTTGCCAGAGCCTCTCTTGGCACCATCTGGGACGTTCTCAACGAGGCGTACCAAGCTGCCGAAGTCAGCGTCGTGGCATCCGCCACAATCGACATTGGCGGACAGGCAAGCATGAAGCTGCTTGTCACCGGCACGGCGTCGATCACGAGCCTGGGCACCAACTACCGAGGGCCTGTGGTCGTGCGATTCTCCGGCACACCGACGCTTACCCACAACGCCACCACCTTGCTCCTGCCCAACAGCGCCAACATCTCCGTGGTGGCTGGGGATGTAGCGATCTTCGCTCCGAAGACGACCTCGGGCACGGTCAATGGGTGGCAGTGCGTGAGTTACGTTCCCAGCACGGCTGCGGGTGCAAGGTCCAACCTTGGTCTTGGTACAGCTGCGGTGCTGAACGTGGGCACAGGTGCTAACTCTGTGGTTCAGTTGGATTCGTCCGGCAAGTTGCCTGCCGTGGACGGTTCTGCTCTTACTGGTATTGGTGGTAGTAGCATACGTGTACGTAGCCTTACATCTGGTACGGTATATACAACACCCTCTGATGTGAAGCGGTTGTATGTGTTTGTATCAGGTGCTACAGGATCGGCTAGTAGGACTACCCCTAGCTATTCCGTTGGTGGAGCTGGAGGTCCCGGGTACTCCGAGAAATACTATGCAACACCAGCTGCGTCATATACCTATAGTATTGGCGCTGGAGGTACGATGTCTGGTAATACCAACACCTCCGGTGGTACTACCACGTTTGATGTGATGACAGTCACTGGTTCAAGTGGTGGAACCGTTAATGGGGCCGGTGGGGCCGGTGGGGTTGGTTCCGGTGGAACTTTCAGCGCCACTGGAGGTTCTGGCGGAGCTAGCGGGGGCGCAGGCGGCGGGGGTGGTGGAGGCGGCGGAGCCGGTTCGCGCGCCGGTAATGGATACGCCGGTGGTGCAGGTGCGCCGAGCGCAGGATCCAATGGAGCGGGTGGCGGTGGCACAGGTGGCTCCGGAGCCTCTGGTCTTAGTGGTGGAGTCGGGGGGCTTGCCGCCACCTCTCAAAACGTCAGTGCTATTGCATTATCTCCGGGTGTCGAATCTCCCGGAACTCCGAAGTTCCTCGCGGGAGCTTCTGGATCTGTTGCAGGCTGTGGTTCTCCACAATTCTCCGGTGGATACGGTGCATCTGCGCAAGTATTATTCCCCACAGTCAACCTCAGCTTCAGCCCGTATGCTGCAGGTGGTCAAGCAGGGGATGGTGGCACCGGTGCAAGTAATGGGCAACCCGGTCAAATTATTCTTTTCGAGATGATCTAACATGCGAGTAGCAATTCTAAACAAAGACGGCATTGTAATCAACACAGTCATTGTTGACTCACTGAGCGAGATTGTGGACTCGGTAGTGTGCCCAGACCACATCGGTATTGGCCACCACATTGATGAACCCGTGCCTGCTATACCGGCAGAAGCACCTGTGCCGCAAACCAAATGCACCCCACTGCAATTCATCGAGAAGTTCACGGATACCGAACAACTTGCCATTGTGACTGCGGCAATGTCTTCCCCTGCACTTCGACTCTGGTATGACAAGTTGATGGCATCTCAAGAGGTGGTATTTTCCGACCCTCGCATGTCATCCGGCATGGAAGCCCTCGTGACGTTCGGCTTGATCTCTGAAGCCCGGTCCGAGGAAATCTTGCCCTTGTCCCTACGCAGCACCGGAATGCAGACAGTATGATTCCCACCATACCAGCACATACCTTCACCTATGCTGGGTGTACTCACAACGTGTACCACTGCAAAGCTGGGGAAGGCTTGCCAAGGCACGAACACACTTTCCAGCATGCAACGGTGTGCCACGCTGGCAAGGTCATCATTCGCAAAGAAAACTTAGAGATGTTCGCTGACAAGAGCACCACGCCCATTGTCCTGAAAGAGAATGCGTGGCACGAAATTGAGGCGGTAGAAGATGGAACAGTCTTCGAGAACATTTTTGTCGCACAATGATCTACCTCGCCGTCATCCTCAACCCAAATTCCACCCCGGGCAAGCTGTGCAAGTTCTGGACCGGCTTGCCAGCGTACCATTGTGGGTTTCTGGACATGGAAGGGCAGATGTTCTATGACATGCACCTGCTGATGCGCAGGCGGCCCTGGCCCTGGCCCTTGTACACCACATCGCAGGTGGCGCTGTTCCCAACCTTGGTGACCAAAGAGACTCTGGAGTCGGCTCTCAGCTCAGAGTTGGGCACTTACGGGTATCTGGACTACCTGATGTTCGCGTTGCGCCCATTTTTCCACCTGTTTGGGCGTTCGACACCCAACGCAGGCGGTCTGATCTGCTCCGAACTGTGCAACAACTTGCTGGTGTGCAGTGGGCATAACACACCGTGGGACTCTGGCGATGCACCGCCCTCACCGGCAGACCTCTACAGGTATTTTGCAGCGCAGCAACAGCCCATAATGGCATTTGATGGCACCAAAACCATGCAACAATGAGCGTTGCACTACTGACCATCACCATGCCTCATTCTTCCATACCTGACCTCGACGTATTCGCCTCCAAGGCAGCGGGATTCATCGGGGCTTGCTTGTCCTTCACCTTCATGAAGGGCACTATGCCCGAGAAGATCACCATGTTCCTGGGCGGTTGCGCCTTGTCATACTATGGTGCTCAGTGGATGGCCACACGCAGTGGCTTGCCACTGGAGTTGACCTCGCTGTTCGTTGGCTTTTTCGGCATGGCCGTCTGCTCAAAGGTGTACGACACCGTGCGCATGATGGACTTAGAGAGTATGATTCGTGGGTTCCTCCCGAAGAAGTGAACGACCATGGACCTGATGCTTACCACCACTTGCTGCGCCTTGGTACTGATCTCGGCGTGCAGCTTCCTCGCCGTCTGGTCTCATCGGTTTGAGGACACCAACATTCAGCGTCTGTGCTTCGCCGGTATGGCAATCTTCGCCTTGGGCTTGGCCTACGAGTTCTGGCGCACCGACTACGCGGCCGACAAGGTGCAGATCTTCATTTGGCTGGTGGCCGGGTACACCGCTGAAACTACCCGGAAAATACGGGCGAAAGGCGAATGATGCTTGAAATTCTGGGATTGGTATTCGGCGGCGCAAGCCGTCTTGTTCAGCACTGGATGGACCTGAAGGACAAAGACAAGGAGCGAGACCACGAGCACCGCATGACGATGGTGCAAGTCGAGCTCCAGGACAAGCGGCTTGCCCATGACGCCGAGATGCGCCGGGCGGACGCTCAAGCGGCTGAATCCGCATCCGAGTGGGATGCCTTGAAGGTGGCCGTGGCCAGCCAGACAGCGGAAGCTCGCGCTGCGGGCGGTTGGGTGGCCAAGTTCTCCGCAGCGATGCGGCCCCTGCTCACGTTCTACCACTGCATCATCATGTACACGGTGCACAAGTGTGCGCTGTTCTACTTGGCCATGATGGCCAACATGACTTGGGCCACTGCCTTCGTGGCCATCTATGGTGACTTCGACCGTGGTATCGTGGGAAGCATCATCGGCTACTGGTTCATGGACCGTGGGCTGCGGAAGAAGTAAGTGGTCACCTGGTACGAAACGGCCACTGCCCTGATCGCGCCCTTTGAAGGGTGCCAGGTCTTGCGCGGTGACAAGGTGTACCCCTACTTGGACACCTTGGCCAAGCCGCCCGTCTGGACCAGAGGCTACGGCATGACGACAGGAATCAGCAAGGGCACCAAACCCATATCCAAGCAAGACGCGTACGCTGAACTGGTGGCCGCCACACAGGCGTATGGCTTGAGGGTGGCAAGTCTTGCGCCCATGCTGTTGGAGCACCCACTTGCTCACGCAGCTTGCACCAGCTGGTCCTACAACTGCGGGTTGGGCGCGTTCAAGGCCAGCCGCTTGCGTCGCGCCTTGAACGAGGGACGGCTGGCCGATGCCTGCGACTTGATTACGAAGCCGGACACGGCCGGTGGGGTCGTGTACAAGGGCCTGCAACGCAGGCGGCAGGCCGAGGCTACGTTGATGCGGCAAGCATTTTTCGGGTAGCCTCTACAAGTTCGGCCACCGGCAGCTTGCCTGTCCATTCCAGAAACACACCGAGCGCCTGATCGACGACCATCGCGTCCGACTTGTTCCACTTGAACCCGCCCTCGGCGCACGCCCGGAATACACCGTGCGCGGCCGCCAAGGCTTGGTACGGCTCGGAGTCCTGCATCTGTCGGGCCTCCAGGGCCAGGGACAGGACCGTGATCTGCTGGTTGAGCAGCAGCACATGGGTCGCGCAGGACTCTCCGTCATCCAGCATCAGCAGCTGGATTCGCATGTCCACCACCTTCTGGCGCAGGTTGTTGAGCGCAACCTTGTGCACCAGAGGATTGACTTTCTGTACCCGACGTCGCATCAGCGGTCCAGGAACAGCAGGAACAGGATGCAGCACCCGGCGTGGGCAAGGTGGCTGCGGCCGGACTCGGGGTCCAGCTTCTCGCCGCCAATCCAAGCGTCCATGTGGCGCATGAGCGCGTCGTAGTATCTACGCTTGCCATCGGGTACCTTCTTCCAGTTGTCCACGTCGTATTTCTGGGCGCCGAACTCCAGCACGTCGATGATCGAGGCCACAGTGCCCAGTGGCAGCAGCGACCATCGCAGCTTTCCAGTATCGAGCTTGCGGCCTTCGGGTTGTTTCACAGTACGTTTCATAGTGGCTCCTTAAAGTTGGATGACTTGAGTTGCAAAGCTGTCGGCCAGATCGCTGTGCGTGACCAGCAGGACTTGCTCGAATCCAGCACCAGCGATGGTGCCGAGCATGGCCAGCTCTCGTGTGCTGTCACACGCGGCTGCTGGTTCGTCCAAGGCCAAGAAGCTGGCAGTGGGTACGAACGTCTTTACCAAGGCAAGGCGCAGGGCCAGCCCGAGGGCGTCCAAAGTGGAGCCGGACAAGCCGCCTACCCCTTGGCCATCGACCTTGAAGCCGTCGCTGTCCCGGGTCACCATGCTGCGGGTTCCACGGACTTGTGAGAAGTAGTGGCCCACAGTGCCGAGCACGGTCGTCCAGAGTTTGTTGGCGATGACCGGACGGGCTGCACGCAGCTTCTTTACCAGCTCATTGTGGTGAGTCATGGTCTCGATCATGGTTTTCGTCTTCTCGATCTGCTCGGCCAAGCTGGCGCGGTCCAACACTTGGCGGTCATACGCCGCCTTGGCAATGGAAAAGGCTGCGGTTTCCTTTGCCGCGTGGACTTTGGCATCGGCCAGTGTTCCACGCTCTTGTTCAACAATACGTTTGGCCTCCTCGTAGGCACCAATGGCAACCTCCGCCTTGGCGGTGTCGATCACCGACACGTCCTTCAGGGACGCCAGTTCCGCCTGGGCGGCATCCCACTTGGCCATGGCCTCTTGGTGGCCGCGCACTGCCAGACGGGCATCGGCCAGAGCCGACTTGGTGTTGCCCGGCTTCTCAATCACGCCGTGCACCCACTGTGGCGTCACTGGCATGGTGTCACCAGCCTTCCAGTGTGGCGTCATCAAGCGGCGGATGCGGCGGTCGTCCGCTTCCATGTCCGCGTAGGTCGCGCACAGCAAGCGGGCGGCGGTAAGCTGCTTTGTAGCAATCTCCCGCATCTGCTCAAGCTGGGCCAGCTCCTCGGTGATCTTGAGGTTGCTGGCGGCCACTTCCGGCACCATGGACAGGTCCTGCTTGCACAGGGGGCACACGTCGTCAGAAATCATCTTGGCCTCGGCTTGAGCCTCAGACACCATGATGTTCCGTAGGGCTTCCTGAGCAGCGATATTGTCCCAGTCGGCCGTCTGCTTGGCAGCCTCGAACTCGGCCACCGTGCCATCGAAGCGAGGGCAGTCGGGAAACACGATCTGGCTGGCGTCGTAAAGTTCCCGGGTGGTGGTCTCCTGTGCGACTTGACGAATCAAGTTGTCAAGTGTCTCTTGCGAGACTGTAGCGTCACCTGGGTGGCTGACTTGCTCCAGCACTGCGCGACGCTTGGCCACTCGCTCGTTGTTCAACAGTGCTTGGCGAGCCTCTTGCAGATCCTCCGTTGCCTGTACCCACGAGCCCTTCAGGCTGGACAAGTTTGCCTCCATGCGGGACAAACGGTCGGCCACGGTAGAGACGTGCTGCTCCGCAGCGTCAGCAAGTTCCCGTGAGGGCGCGGCCGGTGCTGGGGCACCCGCCTTGGCCCGCAGGTCGGACAGCTGGCCTGACAAGATCGAGGTATTGCCACAGGGAAGCTGGTCCTGGATCTTCTCCACAAGGGTCTCCAGAACTTGGAGATTGGCCAAGGTCTCGATCAGGGAGCTGGCAGCGGCCGGGCCTTGCGCCAGGATTCCTCGGATTTCCGTCTGGTTGGCGAACAGCAGCTTGCCTGCCATCTGCGAGGACGTGCCCAGCAAGCGTTCCATGAACGCCTTGGTCTCCGTCTGGCCAGTCACGTGCTGGTCACCGTAGCGGATCTCCGCGCCGCTCTTGCCCCGGGACACATGGTAGTCCACACCGTCGATGGACACCACAAGCTCGACACGCAAGGAGCTGACAGGCTTGCCGTACGTGACCGTCTCGTCCAGCGAGGTGCGCAGGGACGAGACCCCAAACATGGCATAGGCGATGGCTTCGGACACGGTGGTCTTGCCGTGTTCGTTGTTTCCACGCAACACGTTGAAGTCCGACAGGAAGTTGATCTCGCGGTCAGTGTGTTTGCGGAAGTTGGTGAGTTTGAGTGAGGTGAACATTTACTTCAGGCTCTCCAGGGTTTTCATGTCTTCAGGGGACAAAATCTCGCGCAGCGCCCCCATCACGTCGAAGGCTTCGACCTGCTCAAGCGATTGGGCAACGTCCGCGCCATCCACCGAGTCGATCACGACAGCGTTGGCCACGACGAAGGCTTGGGAGGAGCGGCGGTAGTCCGCGACCGCTGTGGCCACCAGCACTGCTTCATCGGCAGTCGCTGTGCCCACCATGCGCACGAACTGGGCTTGCGTGGGAACCGGGCTGCGCCAGTCAATTTCAGCGTACCAGTGCGCGATCGAGTTGATCTGCACCAAGCGGGGCTCGCCGCCATCGACTTGGATGAAGGACTTGGCCTTGCTGCCGAGGCAGTCGGATACGCTGGTCGGGATTTGGTTGCCAGGAATCCAACACTTGCCAATCCTGCGGGTCTGGTGCTCGTGGGCATTCACCACATGCTTGCAGGGCAGCTTATTGAGCTGCCCGATCGTCATGTTCAGCGAATGGTCGGCCTGCTTGGCGAACTCGTTGGAGATGTTGCAGTGGGTGTACACCACATCGCATGCAGGGACGCCAGCCAGGGCGTCATCAAACTCTTGCTGGTTGGTCAGGTGCGGGATGACGTAGCCGTGAGGCGTCATCGTAGGGGCGGCCACGTGGTGGAAGGTGTATGGGTAGTGGGCACCGAGCAGCTTGCACAAGAACTCCATGGAGGACAAGTTTTCGGAGGACTTGGACAAGTCGTGGTTGCCGTTGACTGCGTACAGGTGGTAGCCCTTGGCCAGCCACTCGGCCGTGGCCCAGTACACCTTCAGCACATCGCTCATGGGGATGTTGTAGGTATCGAGCCAGTCGCCCAGCAGCATCACGTCATTGTTGACGCCTTGCAGCAGGTCAATGTAGCTGTCGATGCCGTAGCTGCGCAGGGCGATGGCCGACTGCGCGGTGGTGCCGGAGCTGCGAATTGCTCCGAGGTGTAGGTCGTTGAAAACGGTCAGCACAGGATCTCCTTCATCACTGCAACCAGCGGGCGCGGCTCAATCAGGCTCATGTCCCAACTGCCACCATCGCGCACCAGAAAATGCTCAACGGATTCGGCCCTCCACCCGGTGGTGAACTGGACCAGAACCCACGACTCAGCCCCAGCACAAGCCCACATCCTCATGCGGGCCACTTGGTCAGGGGACATATTTTTGTGGGGCAAGCGGTACGCATGCTCCACAGACTTGACTTCCAGCAAGGTCAGCTTGCCTTGACGCAGCACCATGAAGTCGCACGGTGCGGGGGACTTGAACCCAGCCCGGAAGTCCGGGTAGCGGTAGTGGATGGTGTCCACCGCGTCGATGGACTTCAGGTACTTCTTGACGGCGGCTTCCGCCGCCTTGCCACGGTTTGCGAAGGTCACGTGTCTTCCTCCATGCGAAGTGACAAAAATGTCGGGAAGCGAGGCTTGTCCTTGACCCCGCTGACCATCGACTTGAACTTGATGAGCTTGCCCACCAGCAAGTCTTGGTTGGCCCAGAAGTGTCGGCGCTCGTCGTGCGTCATCTTGCCGGGGCCGACCGTGATGGCCTGCCCGCTTGCTGTGACACACTCCAGAGCCCCCACCATGTCCTTGGGCACCATGTTTTCCTGGTGCGAGGACCGCTCGGTGTGGCCAAGTTCGTTGATCTTGGCTTCGTTGCGGTTTTCCATCGCTTGCACGACGCGCACCACGGTGGCCTCGGCATCTGCGAACTGCTTGACGCGAATCAAGCTGCCGCAGGATGTGCCAGACCGACCAGACTTGTACGGGGCCAGCGGGTTGCGCAGGATGGTGCCCTCCATGCCTTCGGAGACCCACGCAGCGTCCAAGCTGTCGATCTCCGCCTTGGTCCACACCACCTGCTTGGGCACGGCCACGATGCGGGGGTCTTGCAGGGTAGCCACACGGGACAGCAGCTCGGAGTAGCGTTGAGAGTAGGTCCAGTCCTGGTGGTCCGTGATGTCAAAAACATGCCACACCACGTCGTCTGCCGAGCCGTTCACGGTGTTGAGCACCGAAGTCGTATCCCGGCACAGCGAGGATGAGTTGATGGAGCCCCAAGCCATCTCGCCATCGAAGTGCTTGAACTTGGGGTCGGAGAAGATCTCCATGACCGCCTTGTTTTTGAACGGCTTGAGTGATCGCCCTGTGAAGGACTCGATGTAGCAAGCCCGCACACCGTCGATCTTGGGCTGGGCGATCATCGGGAACGTGAGCTTGCACTTCTCAATGTCTTGGGCAAGGGTTGGTGTCATCAGGCAATCCAGTGCCGTTCTACGGCTGCAATGGTGATCGGGGCGGCCTGCTTGGCAAGGTCAAGCATGGCTTGGGCATAGACCTGAATCTCGTGCTGGGCATGGGGGTGCAGGCGCAGCTTGCAGAACTTCATCAGGTTGTGCAGGTCCACGGTGCAGAAGTAGTGCGTGTAGGTGTTCATCGGCAAGACGCCACGTGCAAGTTCGCGGGGGACGCCAGCGTCGATCATTTCCTTGTACGCGGTGAAGGCGTCTGCACAGGTCTTGCGCATCAGGTCTTGGAAGTACAGTGCCTGCGGGTGCTGTTCCTTGGTGCGCATCTGCTTGTTCGTCGGACTCTGCGTGGTGATTTGATCCACCCAAGGGGTGTAGAAGACGGCAGGCAGCTCGGAGTAGCGAGCTGATATTTCGTTGAAAGAAAATACCCTGTGCCGCATGTGTTGACGTGCTACAAAGATAGGAGCACGCACGTCGAAGGTGAGATTCACGGCCTCTAGTGGGGACGTGTGATAGTTCTTCACCAAGTAGTCGATGAGCTTGGCATCCTTGCCCTCGTCCTCGCCGGAGCGCCACTCCGCGTCGTAGCTGACGCGGGCGTTTCGCACGATGGACAAGTCGCTGCCCATGTGCTCTACCAATCGGACGCTCCCGTGGTCCAGCACGTTGATGATGTTATTGGTCATTGCGAACCTTTCTTTGTGGTGATCTTGCCTTGCGGCGAAATGTGAAACGACAGGCCACTTTCAAAAATGAGGTGGTCTGTCGGATAGCGCAGCATCATACCCGCAACTTCGGACAAAAACTCGGGGTCATTCGAGTTTTCAAAAACCGACCGGTGTATGGCCTCCGAATCAACGGACGCCTTCGGCACCCTCATGTGGTGGATGAAGAAGCACTCGATCAGGGAACCGAGGTTCTCATCCATGTACACGTGCTTGCCAAGGGTAGCGTGGACCACCCTCATCAGATCGCCTCCATCGCGGTGGTGATCTGCTCAAGCGTTGCAGAGTCGCCCAGCTCGTTGAGCTGGAGGTAGTTGGGGCCTACACCCACGCTGGAGCCAGCAGGCAAGCCTGGCCAGAACTCCTCGGTCATGAAGCCGTGCACCGCTTTGACCAGATCGGGGCGGTCCTTCGGGACGGACAGCACCACCTCGTCGTGGATGGAGGCGATGAACACAGCACCTTGGTCGAGCACGTCACTGGACCAGATGCGGGACAGGACCCGCTTGGTCTGCGTGGCGCAAGAGCCTTGGATCTCCGCGTTACCAGCTTGGCGCACTGCCTTGGCAGCAACCCACTTGTCAGGCGATTGAATCTCGTCGCGCAGGTGGCGGCGGGTGCCTGGGTGCAGCGTCATGTAGCCCTGCTCTTTGACAAGTCGCTCCACACGCTCGGCACGCTCGACGGTACGGGGGAACGCTTGGTCGATGGCATCGAGAATCTTCTGGGCTTCGTCCTCGCTGATGGCCAGCGTCTCGGCAATCTTCTTGGCCGTGGCACCGTAGGCCGAGGCGAAGAAGCAGATCTTGGCCTTGTCCCTCACACCCTTGGCCGTCTTCTGGACAACCGGGTCGGTCGAGGTGTACTCCGCGTAGAACTGCTCGTAGGGGACTCCCAACAAGGTGCTGGCTGTGATGCTGTGGATGTCCTTGAGAGACTCGCCAACAAACACAGAGCGCAGGTTCTCGTCCCAGGACAGGGCACACAGTGCACGCACTTCCTGACCTGCGAAGTCAAGACTTGCAATGACGTGGCCTTGTTCCGGCAGCAAACACGCCCGAACCGGACCGGCTTCCATCTGCTGCAAGTTGGGCTTGCTGCTGGTGTAGCGCCGGGTGTTGGTCGCGCTCTGGCGGAACGAAGGGTGCAGGCGGCCGGTGTCCCAGTGAATCATCGAGGGCCAAGCGTCCCAGTAGAGAGCCTTGCGGGTGTTGCAGGACTTCATGGTCAGCAGGGCATTCAAGACGGGGGCTGTCTCCGGTGTTGCATCCAGCTTCAAGGTCAAGCCTACAGCATCGTCATCCGTGCGGGGGTTGCCCTCACGCTGGCCTGCGGCACGCTGCGTTTCCGTGGCCGGGTTGCGCAGCCGCACAGGCAGGTTCATGACGTTGTACATGAGCTTGGAGATTTGCAGAGGTGAGCCCACATTGAAGATCGGCTTGCTCGTCCAGTGCTGCGCGACGAGCTTGTTGATGGAGTCCAGATCGTTGTCCTCGATGAAGCGAGCCAGCAGGTCGCCACCATCGAGATCACGAACCAGAATCGCCAGCTTGGAGATCGTGCGAATCATGGTCTTGAGCTCGGTGCCCAGCACCACCTGCACAGCTTGCTTGATGTTGGCCGGGCTGATCTCAGTGAACACCGGAGGATGCACACCTTCCCAGCCGTGTTCGACCAAGTAGTTGGACAAGGTGGTCCAGCACTGGTCATAAACGGCTTCGTCGTCACGGGACAGCTGCTTGAGCTTGGGCAGGTCGATGCGCACGCCCTTGGTAAAGGCTTGGGCCGTCAGGTAGGGCGGCAGCGTCTCGGTGTCCATGAACGTGTCCCAGCTGTGTTCGAGTTGCATGAACAGCCGGAAGAAGTTGAACAAGCCTGCCGTCACCGCCGTGTCGTCCGTACCGTAGCTGAACACCTCGTCGCCTGACAGTTGGTGCATCTTGCGCCCGCCTGTCACGGTGTCGTAAGACACTTGGTCGTAGTTCATCAGCCGCTTGGACAAGTCCTTCAAGCCTTGCTTGCCGGACTCGTCATAGAACGAAGCCATGATTCGAGTGTCGATGGTGTTGGGCAGGAAGCCTCGCCACCCGTTGGCTTGCCAGTGCTTGCCGAAGGCGTTGTACAGGACAGGCAGCTCGAAGCCAGCAGAGTTGTGGCACACGATATGGAGCGACTGCGGGATGCACTCCAGCAGGGTACGCAGCTGCTCCATGGAGCAGTTGTTGGTGTCCGCATGGTTGGTGCACACGTAAAAGCTGTAGCGGCTGTTGGGGCCGAAGGTCAAGCCGCACCCTGTGATCTTGCTGCCGATCACGTCTACCCCATCCTTGCCCGAAGCGGCCAGCCAGTCATCGCTCTCATCAGGCACAGTCGTTTCCAGGTCGAGCGCTACGAACTGCGAGGTCAGCAACTGCTGCTGGAAGAAGCTCTTGGCTTTGTCGAAGTTGTCGGCGGTCACCAGACGCTGGGCCATGCTCCAAGGCTTGAGTCGCTCGTCGTCCGTGTTGCGGACCAGACCCACAGACCAGCGCACAGGGTTGGTCAGGTTGTCCACCCACTCGGGGTACAGGCGGGCCAGGTTGTAGGACTTCTGGATCTCGATGCGCTGCTCAAACAGCATACCCAGCAGCGGGCACTGCCACTCCTCGGCCAGAGCTTCCAAGTCGCGCAACTTGCCGTTCTCCAGCATCTCATGGAGCTCGACCAAGCCGGTCGTCTTGTACTTGGCAATGAAGTCGAGGAACTTCTTGGGTCCAAAGCCGGGGCAGCCCTTGATGTTGTCGGACGGGTCGCCCACCAGCGCCTTGTAGGTGGTGACCAAGTGGTGCGGGAACGGGCCGAACTTGTTGTAGCCGACCTCGCCGTTGATGCGCACTCGGACGTTCGCGCCGTGAGCGTTGACGCCGTGCAGGGCCACCAAGTCGCCGTCGTTGGACATGATGACCATATCCTCCTCGGTGTGCTTGGCAAGGAACGCCAGCTGGTCGTCACCCTCCACGTTGTCGCAGACCATCTCCAGCGCACCCAAGTCGAGGAACGCCTTGCGCACTTGGTCTTGCAGGGACTGGTACTCGTTGTAGTACTCGGCGGGGCGGCTGCCACGCGTCGCCTTGTAGCGGGAGTCCATGTCAAGGCGCGGAGCCTTGCTGTGCATCCCTTCGGTGACCATGATGAGGTCCATGGGCACCAAGCCAAACTCGTCCAAGGCAGCCTTGATCGAGTTGACCACGAACTCGTAGCCGTAGGCAGCGGTGTTGATCTGCACCGACTTGCCTTCGTGTTCCACGGTGTAGCCCTCAGCATCCTTGCCAGCAGCAAGGCAAGTCTTGAGGATGGAAGCCATGTCAATTGCAATACGCATATTTAACTCCGAATTTTGAACCAAGGGGACCCGACGTACCTGAACCAGCTTGCTCCTAAAAAGATAGCAATGGCGGCATACCCAACGGCTTCGTAGCCGGGGCCAACTTGCCACTTGTCGGCAAGCAGGTACCACAGAAAGGAAACCACCGCCAAGTTGGGCGGTGGTAGGTGTTGCGGGTGGATGACTGGGATGGGTGGTGGTAACTTTTTCAACGTCTTCGTCTTTCTTTAATTTCTTGGCAGGTGATGCAGCGAATCTTGCCAAGCAGCAAGCGTCCGTCTGGGATGTCGTCATCGCAAGCGATGCAGTGCACTCCATCGAACTCGGGGTCGTACTCTTGTGCAGACGCCAAGGCTTGCCTGCGGATGGCTTCCTGCCTGAAGAAGTCTTCCTGCTCGCAGGCAATGTCTATCGGGTCAGTATACTTGTCTGTCACGTGAGTCTCGCTTATGGGCACGGGCCAAGGTAGCGGTGCTGTACTCCGTCCACCCTGTCCTGAATCGAACAATTTGCTCCTCTGAGAGTGTACTCGTTCTCAAGGACCCAAGGCGGATTCCGAAGCGGCTTCGGAATGACTCCTCCGCCATGTACTTCGTGACCAAAATGTCCGCGATGTCGTACACACGGGAGATGTCCGGTATCGCTTCGTCCATGATGATTTCCTCGACTCGCTGGAAGTCCGAGAGCATCTCAGGGTACGTGATTTGCTTGGTCACCCTCATCTGGGTTACGCGGGAAGCTCTGCGGCGTCGTGGCCGCTTCACGACGGTCACACCGTCAACAGCCAGTACAGCTCGCTGGGCCGCAATCAAGGTCTCGGGGTCGTTGAGGGCTCGCAGGTAGAGCAAGTGGGACTTGATCTCCTCTCCGTCCTCCGCCTCGTCCGACCAGATGTACATGCAGTCCAGAATGTCCAGCGTGCCGTAGCAAGAGACCGGGCCTCGCTCCAGTATCATGCTTGCCTTCAACTCGGTCGGCGTACACATGATCGTGGTACTCAAGCCGGGCAGGCACAGCTGGTGGTTCTTGACTCCGATGATGCACGAGTCCACCTCCACGCAGTAGTTGTCGTCGTTCACCGAGGCGGACACCCCGAAGACCATCTCGAACACTGCGACGGACTCCGCTGCGAACTGCACCAGATCCCGGTACGAATCCCCGATAGGGGGCGAGAACAGCATGGCTGCGTGGCCCACAGGGAAGCCCAGGAACTTGGACAGGTCGGGTAGCGACGTGCACTTGGAAGGCCCCGGCCGGGTCAGCAGCCGGTTGCATGCCTTCTTCCACGCACTGAAGAACAGGCCCGGATCCCGGCTTCGCATGTGGGGCGTGAACACCATCAAGGGGCTCACTTCCAGCGTCTCCCGGTTGGAGGGGGCAATCAGGGCGGGCCTGGCGTACTCCAGCGGGGCGTCGGGCATGTAGGCCATCAGGTCCTTACCGGGCACCTTGGCCTTCGTGAGCAGGTCCACGAGCGTCTCGATGATGCGCTGCGTATGCTTCTTACCAGCCGCATACTGGGTCGCACGAATGCGATTGAGTGCTGTGGCCATTAGCCAAGCACCTCGGCCTCAGCCGACAAGTCCCGATTCAGCGCCGCATAGTCGCTGTACTTGTCTCCGTACCGGACCGCCAACTTGGCAATGTTCTTTTCCATCGCCTGCTCCAGTGTGAAGTCGAATCGGCTCAGGAAGCTGGACACAGCGTTGAGCAAGCTGGAGCATCCAAAGCGAATGTCACCTGTGCTGATGTTGGATGCCATCTGCGCCATCAGATAGACCATCTCAATGTCCGTGGCCACACGGTATGACTTGACTGGGTAAACCTCGGGCACGAAGCCAAGGCGGCTTGACAGGAGCGCGATGCCCCAGCAGAGGTCACCGCATTCTTCCAGCAGGTTGGTGGTGTCCAGCTCCTTGCCGTAGATCACGTGCTTCTTCAAGCAGTCCACCACCTCACCCACCTCGGAGATGAGCAGCATCTTGCCGTGGTCAATGTCCAAAGCCAGAGGGAGGGTCTTCGCTGTGCGCATGGCCAGCGGGATGTAGTCGTCAAAGGTCATGCGAGCCTCACGAAGTGTTCAAGACTGCGGCGGATGGCCGGAGGCAGGTCAGTCTGGTCGAGCATCCACCGAACGTAGGGTTTGGGCAGCTCCATCATGAGCTCCCCCTTGTGCTTGCCAAAGGGCATGCGGTGCATCAGCGCATTCGTCTGCTCACGGGCCACAGCATCTTCCAGCGTGGTGCGCCCCATGTACAGCAACACCTTGAGCAAGGTGTTGGTCATCTTCACGTCGCCAAGTGCGCTGTGCGCCTTGTCCTGCGGAATCTCAAGGTGCTCCACCAACGTGGTCAGCTTGTGGTTGGCGCTGTGCTTGACATACAGCCGAGCCAACTGCAAGGTGCACAAGGTCTGGACTTTCGCTGGGTAAACCCAGTTGGACAAGAAGCGGTAGTCGAAGGCAACATTGTGGCCAATCAGCGTGATCGGGTCAGTGCCAAGGTCCATCACCTGTGCAAGTGTCGGGCAGTCCTTCACGTCGTCGTCGTAGACTCCGTGGACTTCCGATGCCTTGGGGTCGATGGGACAACCTGGGTTCACGTAGTGGGAATGCTCGGACAACACGTTGAGGTCCTTGTCAATCTCAATCCACGCAACTTGTACAACACCGGAGGCTGGCAGCTCGGGCGTCTTGAGACCAACGGTCTCCGTGTCGATGACGAAATATCGCATAGTGTGTGAATGAAGAAGCCCGGCACGGGGCCGGGCTTTCAGTTGAGTTAGGCAGCCGAGAAAGTTGCCATGGAGTAACGGTTCGTGCCCTTACCTTTGGCTTGGACAATCTTCGCTTCCACAATCAGAGCTTTCGCGCCATCCATCAAGCCTTCGCTCACGGCGTAGGCGGTCTCGGCACGGTAGCGCACGAACTGCTTGCGGCTGGTGGGCGGCAGATCAATCTGCACAGGCTTGTTCAGGAAGCGGGTGGACTTGCCGGACTCTTTCAGGGCACCGACCAAGATCATGCGCTGGCTGATCTTGGCATCTTCGTAGCCGTCAGCCTTCAGCTGGGCCAGATGCTCCTGCATGTTCACTCCGTCCTTGGACGTCACGCCGTCGTCGCTGTACTTGATGAGGTCAGTTTCAGCAGAGTCATCGTTGGGGGAGCACACGTAGCTGTCTTGCCAAGACAGCAGCTTCAGGACGATGGTGTCGCCAAGGCTTTCTTCCGTCTCGCGCTCCAGCCAAGCTCCGGGAGACACTTTCACCTGAGTAAGCGTATCGTATTCAACGTGGAGTTTATCTTGGAGAGCTGCAAGAGGGTCTGCGCCAGAGGCTCCGACCATGGCCACTGAAGATGTTGCAGGCGCTGCAACAGCCGTTGTGGGGCTGGCTTCAGGAGCAACATTTTCGGTACCTTCGTTGGTTTCAAATTGAGGTTTTTTCATTGACATTTTCGTTTCCTTTTTCGTGGTGCACAAGGACCGCTTGTGCGACGGGTTCAGGCTTGTCGCCTGAATTGGGTGGGGGAGTATATCCTAGATCAGCTGGGAATAGCGCTCCTGTTTGCGATCAAGACAAGTCGTCCTTTCTGGGTCACTTCCGGAAGGCTCGCACGCCAAGGGCGGAAAGCCCTTGTGCATCGAACAGGATAGAGCCACCTGCACATTGAATCTTGCCTCCGGTGTGGCCCATGTTGACCACTGCGGACGCGTCCCTCAAGCTGTGCAAGTAGGCGGTCTCTCCTGAAAACAACGGACGGCTGCCAGCCATCCGACAATACTGGCGATACTTGGCATAGGCCAGTCGAGGTGATACCTCAACACAGTCAATGCCGCCGTGGTGCACCAGTGCGTAGTCCTTGCCGACCACCATCTTGTAGGGTAGGTTGTCATCCAAGTACGACATATCGACCATGACGTTGAGCACCTTGAGCCACTCCGCTTGCGTGGAGGAGCCGAGGTCAAGCATTCGGTCGTAGAGCTTGCTGTCCAAGTCCTCGATCAGGTGGTTGAGCTGGTCGCCGTAAATGTCCTCCATCAGCGACTTGAACCGACGCAAGCCGAATCGTGCCACCGTGAAGTTGAACACCGTACGTTCCTTGGCAGAGAACTTTCGTTGCAGCTGCTCAGGGGCCAGGTTGGACATATCACCCTCTTGCAGCATGAACTGCTTGCGGGCCTCCTCAAGCAATGGGTCAAAGTCCTTCTTGAGTTGGTCGATCGTGTAGCTCGACACAATGTCCGCTGCGATGTACTTGCCGATGACTGCAAGGCATTCCTTGAACTCCGAGAACCGCAGGTAGCGGGCAAGGTTTTTGCTCGCTTGCAGGGGTGTCGGTCGGCTCATGGTGACAAGCACCACACGCTCCATCAGGGCTGCTTCGTCCTCGACCGCTTCCGCGATAAAGGCCATGGGCGCGGCCAGCATCGCCGAGGACAGCACACGGTAGTCGTCATTGTCTCGGCTGCCGCCGCCCCGGGCCACGTCGCGGCAGTTGTACGCGTCACGGAAGATCAGCTTCAACTTGTCGTGCATGGCGGCTGGCATCTCGTGCGGCTTGTACTCGTCCACCACCAGAGGAATGGACGCGCTGCCCGAGGCGCAGTAGTTGATGGCGAACACCGTCGATGATGGTGTCAACATACGCGGCTCTTGGTTATAATAGAATAACCCAAGCAATGCCTTGTTAGTCTCCGTTTTAGCCGATCCTGCGGCCCCATTCACGTGCAACAGCGGGAACTTGTTGTACGCCTTATGGAACAACATCCGGTAAAAGCATGCTATGTACCAGCCAAGCAGGTTGGCCATGGAGTTAGGTGCTTGACATTGGAGGAAATTCTCCAGAGCGACTCGCATCCGTTCCTTGTGGTTGCCTTCCTCAAGCCAGGTGGCAAGGTTTGGGGCGTCGTGCAAGTCTGACCTGAACTGCCCTCGTGGGTCAGGAAACCCTTGGAACGAGATCTTCAAACCGGTCTGCGCCGCTTCCGGCTCCAGCACCACACCCTTGCCGTCCGCCCAGATCAAGAAGGGCTTGCGCAGCCTCTCGTCTTGGTGGTTGGGGATGTTGATGACGTCAAGTCCTTCCCGTGTCACCGCGAAGTTGTCTCCACCGGTCAATTTGGCTTTCTCCATCAAGCGTAGGTACATGCCCCGCACGTTGGCATCATTACCCTGGAACGCGTGTCCGTGGCGTGCAGCGAACTTGTTGAAGTTGCCTGCGCTGTGGAACGTGTCCAGCTCGATGGGCGACCGGCAGATGGTCTTGCCGTTGACCATCACATCAGCCTCCACCATGGCGATGGTGCCGTTGTCCGTCGAGCGCAAGGTCCTCACGTTGTCGAACGAGATGGCCGACACGCGCTTGGGTCCGAACTCGGTACGGGCAAACACGCCGTGTTGGTTTAATACAACACCGGCAAGGTCATCCACATCAGGCTCCAGCTGCTCGATGGGTGTGTCGATCATCGCTTGGACTTCCTCGGGTGTGGCGGCCATGCCCTCCACGTCCGGTGCGGGGTGCGTCAACAACACCTTGATGGCCCCAGCGGAGTAGCTGTAGCACGGGTTGTCGTTGGTGTACACCCACATGCGACGCAGCTCTCGCTCGCGCTTGGCCTGGCTGTTGTAGCGCGAGCCGTCCGACTCATGCGACTCCAGCAAGCCTGCACACCGGGTAACCAGCTCGTCCTCGGTGTAACCTCTCGCATTGGCAAACACACCCAACTGCAAGGCGATGGTCTGGAACCCTGTGCCGGGCTTGATGCCACGGCCTTCCATCAGGGCGTCCATCGAAGGCATATTGGCTGGCAGCACCACAGGCTTCTCGCCCTTGCGCTTGCCCAGCACCTGCTTGATCTTCTGGACTGCCTTGTCAAAGCGCAGGGCAAGTCCGGGGTTGAACTCCGCAGACACGTCAATGTCGATGGCGGTGTCGGAACACACCATGCGGTACCGCGCCTCGTCCATTCCGTCCAGCGTGTCATGGTCGATGCGCACCTTGAACATGCCGTTGGGGCGCTGCACGTTGGGCTGCCGCCACATGCGGCCCTTGCGGCCGGAATACACTCGCAAGTCCATGGTGTCCGTCACCAAGTCCAGCGCCATTTCCTTGAAGATCAGAGGCAAGTGTTCCACGGCCTTGGGCTTCTCCATGAAGACCTCTGGCGGGATCTCGATGTGGAAGCCACGGCCTCCGGTGGCGTACAGCTTGTAGTGCTCGTCGTCAATTCCAAGTTTGCGCAGCGACTCGATGAACGCTTGCACGTTGGGCACCACCTCGGCCACTGAGGTTCCGTCCCAATCAAAGTACAGCGGGCCGCTGTACTTGATCTTGGAAATCTCCGCCTTGGTCATTCCATCCGTGACCAAGCGGTCCACGGCCAGCACGGTCACGAACATCGGGTCCGGCAAGGAGCTTCGGTGGCTCGCTTGAATTTCTTTCCAAGACTCCTCACCACCCTCGATTTGGTAGTACTTGTACATCAGAATTTAACGCCTTCGTATTGGGGGAACAGATCAACCAATCGCGGAATGTCTGTCAGGTGTTGGGTACCCTCGGAGGTAGCGCTCGGGCTTGATGCTTGCCGGAACACCAGAGGAAAACGCACCATCATTCGGCTGTTGACGCCGACCGATTGGTACATGGTCTCAGGGAAGAAGGGGAAGCTGGCAAAGATCGTGTTCTGGCCAAGCTGTGTGGGGTGGTGGGTGATGCGGTGCTCAGAGCAATCATCGCCCACGATCTTGGCCGAGAACCCGTCATAGGCATCAACCGCCACGGAGACCACCCGGTAGATGTTCTCGATGATCGGATGCCCGTCACGCACCCGCCACAGGGCAAGCACCTTGCCTGCTCCGCACAGGTATCTTTCGTAGTGGGTACATCCGGTGTACAGCAGGTATTCGCTCTCGTTGAGGCTCTGCTGCGCGGCTTGTCGTGTCAAGCGTTTTTCTAAGGAACTGCGTACTGCGTGGTCCATGATCTAGGTTGTCTTTCTTTTCGAAGCCGCGACTGTATCACAGCCGGGCGGGTCAGGACCCGTAAATTGAATTGCGAAGGGACTTAGGAGACCTCTCCACGTGTGAGACCAAATCGTCCTTCGAGAGCAAGTCTCGGAACAGCTTGACCTGGATGGTGCCCTTGGCCTGGGCGAACCGGATATGCGGCACCTTGGTCTGTCCCGCCCGGTCGATGCGGCCGATGGTCTGCTTCATCTCCATGGGCACCGTGCTGGCCTCCAGAAACAACATCTCGTGCGAGACGTGCTGCATGTTGAGGCCCACACCGGCTGACTTCGGGTGCGCCACCAGAATCCGGCATTCCGGGTCGTTCATGATGGCGTGCACACCCTTGGATGAGTCCACGTCGCCGTATGCCGCTGCGATGGCTCGATCTCCGAACTTGGCGCGAAGGTACTTGACAACGGCCTCGTTTGTCATGCGGTAATTGACCCACACCGACAGCTTGGTCTTGCTCTTGTCCATGCACTGTGTGGACTCGATCACCTCGTCAAGCAAGTCGAAGGCCGCAGGGCGCTTGTCCTGGGCGGCGAAGTGCGACCAGTTGACCACGATCTGCTGGAGCGCGTGGTACAAGCGGGTGGCCGTGGTGGCGTCAATCTTGTCCCCGGTCGTCAGAAGCAGCAGCTGCTCCTCCGCCAGCTGGTTGTAGAGCTTCTCATGCGCCGGGTCAAGCCTGTACGACATGGTGGTGTAGATCGGGTCGGGGGTGTCCCCGAAAATGTCTTCCTTGGTCAGCTTGACCGCTTGCAGGTGCAAGTTTGCGGACAGCAGGTCAAGGTCCTTCCATTTGGTCACATTGTTGTAGATGTCTCGCTCGGCCACATGGATGCGGTCGAAGTGGCCCTTGCTGCGGTACACAGCCGGGGTCTTGATGCGGGTGTAGGCGTAGCCATCTCCCGGGTTGCTGGTGGGCGTGCCGGTGAGCAGGATGACCTTGCCTTTCGGGATGAGGACATTGCCCACCTTCTTGAACAGCTGGCTGCCCGGGTTCTTCATCGCATGGGCTTCTTCCATAATCAACACGTCTTGGGACGCGTCGAATCGGTCTCTCACGTGCTCGAAGGAGTCCCGGAACACGTTGTGCGACATGAGGACCCAAGCGTGGTCAAGTTGGTCCGGCTTGCGTCGTGGTCCCCGGTAGATTGACACATCCGTTTGGCCAATCGACTCAAGCCAATCAGCCCACTGGTCAAGCAAGATCGGGGGCATGGCGATGAACACCTTGCGTGGCCTCCAGATCATGGCGATCAAGGTGGCCATCACAGTCTTGCCGGTGCCCACATCCGTGAACAAGCCTCCCCGGTCAAACTGCGCTATGTTTTCTATAGCATCACGTTGCTTGGGCTTCAGGTCGAATGGGAGTTTGATCTGTTGTAGCAGGTTGTCTAGCATCGCGTCTTTTTACTGATTCTGGTATGCGGGGCTTGTAGCCGCTCTGATATAGCTGCATGTTTCAACACAATGCAGCCAAATCTTCCTGCTTCATAGAGGTTGGTTTCGTCGCGGTATTGCTACCACGGCCAGAGCCATCCTCTCCACAGGCTGAAACGGTCAAGCTGACCGCCTTGTTCTTTAGGTTTATGGCCGCATTCAGGTCGCGGTCCATCACGTTGCCGCAGTCACACACCATCACACGGTCGCTCAGCTTCATATCATGGATTTCGCCGCACGCAGAGCATGTCTTGCTCGATGGGTAGAAGCGGTCTACGATAAAAACTGATGCACCAGTCATTGCAGACTTGTATGCAAGCTGGCTGCGGAACTCGCCAAACCCAGCATCGGACACGCTGCGGGCAAGGTGGCGGTTACGCACCATTCCTTTCACGTTCAGGTCTTCAACGGCGATGGTGTCAAACTCAGTTGCAAGACGGTTGGTCAGCTTGTGCAGCGCATCAACACGGATGTCCGCGATACGCTTGTGCAACTTTGCCAGCTTGGTTTTCGCTTTGGCTCGGTTGCTGCTGCCTTTTTTCTTGCGGCTGAGACTACGGGATAAACGCACCAAGCGGGTGTGCAAGGCGCGGTGCGGTTTGAGCGGTGCCAGCACTTCGCCAGTGCTTAGCACCGCCAGATTCTTAATGCCGAGGTCAACGCCAACAACGCCCCCACCCAAGGGGCCAGTCAGCATGTCTGAGGTGTCAACCAAAACGGTGACATACCAGCCATCGGCTTGTTTGCTAACGGTGGCAGACAGTGTGCGGCCAGAGAAGCGCAACAACTCGCGCATCTTGACCGTGCCACAGCGTGGCAGTTTGATGGTCTTGCCGTCACACTCCACGGCATTGCTGTTGGCGTCAGCAGGCCCGTTGTCGGCACGGAAACTGTCGTGTTGGCCTTTGCGTTTGAACTTAGGGTAGCCAGGTTTTCCGCCTTGCTTGACACGCCGGAAGAAGTGCTGGAATGCGGCACCGACGTTCTTGATGGCTTGTTGCGGTGCGCACTTGGTGACATCCGCCATCCACGGAAACTCGGTCGCCTTAATGCTGTTAAGTTTCTTGCGCAACGCCGCTTCGGACGGCTTGCCACCAGCCTCGTAGTCTTTTTTCCACTCAGCCAATGCCCAATTAAATGCAAACCGAGCCACACCGCAGGCGCGAGCAAGGTATTGCTCTTGAGCCTTTGTTGGTTGCAGTTTTATCTTGTGGGCGCGGTGCATGATTTACTTTACAGCGGCGCTGAGCGCATCCATCAGTTGTTTGTTCTTTTTGCTGCGACTTCCGTACAGGCGGGCTGAGAACACGGTGATGATTTCCAGTACATCCTTGGCCAAGTCTTCTTCAAACGAAGGCTCGTCGCCTTTGTGGATGATGATTATTTCGATTTGCTGGTGGGCGCACAACGCAAACACCAACTCACTACCAAAACGAAGCAACCGGTCTTTGTGCGTGATAACCAGGCGTTTCATTTGCTTGCGCAAAATCATTTCTAGCAGCTGGTTCAACCCCTTCTTGCGGTAGTTCATGCCGGAGCCAAGGTCTTTGATGACCTCACTGCGCCAACCTTTGGCTGCGCAATATGCTTCTAGCATGGCGTGCTGGCGCTCCAGGTCTTCTTTCTGGTCGTGGCGGCTGACTCTGGCGTAGCCCACGGTCGGTGCATCCGCGTCGCCAAGCCCGGCAAGTTTCGCAGGGTCGTAGTAGCGCGTGCCACCGGCCGTCTTGCGGTCTGGCAACAACTCACCCGTGGATTCCCACTTGCGCATAGTGCTGACGGCCACGCCCAACAGCGCTGCCGCTTCACCAATTTTGACTAATCTTTTTTCCATAGGAGCCGATTGTAGCAGACTTTGTTAGATTTCTACTAACTGTTTTCAGCCCCAGGCCAGTGCACCTTCGTACCACTGGCCGATGATAAGCACGCCGCCCTCGTTGATGAGCAGCAAGCTCACCCCTTTGGGCGGTGGGTTAGTGAGCGGGTCGTAGAGCGTGGTGACCTGCTCGGTGGGGTGTAGATTGTCGCTCATGGCTTCAACCTCCCGATCTGAGCAAGCAGCTCACCCCTCGCAGCAAGTCGCTCGTCGCGGATTGTCGCAGCGATGCAACCGTAGAGGTGGTTCGCCTCGATGAACGTGGGTAGTTGCACGCTGATCTCGTAAACGGTTCCGGGGAAGTAGGTGGCTGTGCCGTTCTCGCCGCCGTTGCCGTTCTGCTCCCACTTCCAAAGTGTCTTGCTCACGGCGCACGCCTTTCCACCCGAGCGTTCTCAGGCCAGTACCAAGTCCATTGACTACTCCCCGCGCTAAGGCACGGGGATTCTTTTGAGAATCTGTGCTCATGCTGAGGCTCCTTCTGCAAGCGCAAATAGTCCTTTGCGGGCAATGTTCTGTGCAGCGTTTGTGTCGCGGTCATGTTCCGCGCCACAACTACACGTCCATCGCCTTATTCCAAGGCCTGCGACACCTTTCGGCCCCTCCACGCTTCCGCATGAAGAACAGGTCTGGGTTGAATAGGCTTCGTTGACCTCCGCAAACATAACTCCATGCCTAATGGCTTTGTACTGAAGTTTCTGCTTAAACATTGCCCAACCAGCATCGAGTGCTGATTTACTCATGCGGGTTTTGGCGATGGCGGATGGCTTTACGTTGCCGACGAATATCGCACCATGCTGCTTTACCAGCTTGGTTGATTCTTTGTGCAAGAAGTCATTGCGTTGGTTTTTACCTTGACATGCAACTTTTTGACTTGCTTCTTTTTCTTTGCTCGCTGAGCCGTGGCAATGCGCTGCTCCATGCGGCGGTAGTGAGTAGGGTGCTCAATCTTGCTTCCGTTGCTGATTGCAGCCAATTCCTTTAGACCAAGGTCAACCCCAATGGCGTCGCCTTGTGCGGTTTGCAAGCATTCGACTTTTACGGGCAGGTTGATATACCAACGACCCTGAGAGTCTTGATTAAACGAACCAGCCCCAAACGTCTTACCTTCTTGGAGGTCGCGGCTGACCCATGCCTTGTATTCGCGCCCACGGAACCAGAACGACCCATTGCTGTACCTTACGGTGCCTTGGTTGAATGGCACCCAACCGAGCGACTTCTTGTTGCTACGCCAGCGCAGGGAGGCTTTCTTGTGTGTCCTACGGCTGTCGTCGTACTTGCGGCAAACACCCTGAATGGTGTGCGCGTGTATGTCAAGTTCTTTCGAGCTTCCTGCTGTCAACTTTTGCAAGTCGTACTTGCTGGGCCATTTGCGTCCCTTGTTGACGGCTTCCTTCTGGCGTTCGTTGCAGTAATTCCAAACAAGGTTGACGGAGCGGGCTTGCCTGCGAAGTTCACTGTCGCAGGTATCACGTAAACGGAACTTGTAGGTCAGTTGCATTTTAGCCACTCCGTGATTGCACGGCGAATGAGCTCGCTGATTGGCAACCCGTGCTTCTCCGCTGCGGCTTTGAGCGCGTCTAGCATCTGGCGCGGGAAGTAGTAGTTGGTGCGAATCATCTTGTCCATGTGCCAAATCATACAACATATTTGCGTTGTGCGTGAAGTATTTTTTTACCTCCCTTTAAGGGGAGGATTGACCTTGGTGTTCAAGTTCTGCACTCCGGTTTTATCTGCGTTGTTTTTCGCAAGCTTTGGTAGTACGCGGCATCCTCGCACTTGCCGACGACTTCGCTCCAGTCGTTGTAGTGTGCCTTAGTCGGCCCTGCGGGTATTGTTTTCAAGCACTCGTTGAAAATCTCCCGGCGCATACATTGATCTACCTTTGTTGAATCAACTTCGCAGCCAGCAAGGGCTACGGTTAGCAGTAGCGTTGCTATCTTCATTTCGTTCTCCTAGCTTCTTGCCAAGTCGCCCAGCGCAACTTGGTCATCCACATGCTGTATCGACCGTGCTCATCTTTTCGTAGCGCGGCTTCGTGGTGTACTGTGCAAGCACGGATATGCTGCTCGAACAGGTCTTGCTCATCCGTCAGCGGCTTGGCTGTATCCACCTCAGTCGGCAACTGCACGGCACTGTGACGGAACAAGTGCGGATAGCCTTTGTCGCTGTACTGGTAGATGGCTTTTCCGTCTTTGATGGCGACCCATCTCCACACAGTTGCAAGTGGCTGGAACACCTCAGCTTGCTCGATGGCGTTGCGCTCAATGGCGGCGCTTGCGGCCACGCACTCTTGCGGCGTGCGTGGCGCATCTGGGCAGCTACCGTCTGGATTTCGCGGAGAGCAACCAAGGCAAATTTCGCCCCCGTCACAGGGGCCATGCGCCGCCTGCTCTATGGCGGTGCGGAGGGTGATCAGCGCCTCCTGTGCATCATCTGTTGTGTTTTGCAGATAGGACATACCGTCGCGCGTTCCGGTGTACTGGTATTCAATCAGAGCTTCTACGCTCTCCAGCGCATCAAGCGTCTGCTCCAGCACTGCTTTGTCAATCGTGATCTCGGTCATGCCAGTACCCTCCAAGCAAGTGTTACCGCGCAAGCGAAGGAACCTGCCACACAAGCCAAGGCGGCTGTGGTTTTCAACTTGCTCTGAGTGCCAGTCATGCTGGTGAGCATGCACAGGTACGCGGCCACGGCGAAGATGGCGGCCAGTGCCGCAAGGATGTAGGTCAATTCGGGTCCTTCTTTGAAGTCAACTTGTGGTACAGGTCAATCGTCATGTCGATGGCAAGCAGGAGAGCCAGGTAGCTCGCCACCGCTGTCGCAATGAGCAGGACGATGGCGGCGGTGGTGATGCCGGAGTTGTTCATGTGTTCTCTCCCACGAGGTGCCCGTCGAGATACATCTCGGCGTACAGCCCGCTGGCATACGTCTCGCCGTGGATGTTGAAAATCGCAAACAAGTCTTTGGCTGTCTGCGCTGTAGGGCAGGCCACAAAGCCGCCCAAGGTAATGGCGTCCATGATGGCCTGGTGCGGGGCCTCGTAAAGAGGACCGTACGTCACGTGGTTCGCGTGGATGAAGTTTTCAAGCTCATCCAGCGCCACATCCAGCAGTCGTTCGTCCTCGTCACTGGACGGGTCCAGCTGGTTGACGATGCGCACGCCTGTGGCCTTCATGGAGGCCAAGGCCACGCCCACCAGCTCCGAGTCGCTGTAGTGGCCCATCAAGCGGTCCTCCCTTGGTACTTGGCAAGCAACCACTTGTCTCCAAGGTCGCGCACGGAGCGGACCCACTTTCGCTGGTTGGCTCGGTTGATCTCAGGGCTAACGTAGGGGGAATTGAAAAGACGGCGGGCTGCCGTCAACATCTTGATCTTCATGGTGGGTTCCTTTTTCGACAACACGGGCAGCATGTGCCAGCATGTATGCTTCGGCTAGGGCGAGGCGCAGGTGCGGGGTCAAGCTGGCCAGCACAGCATTTTGCACCTCGGGTTGCTGCATCAGGCCGGGCAGGAGCTCTGCCCAGGTCCTGCGCACCAGTTGATCGTCGCACACCACAGGCAGGGTTGCCCCCGTGGACAAGGCGCGGTGCGCCTCGTTCCACAACCTGTAGAGGGCGACTACTCGATCGCTCAAGCGGTCTTGAACACGGTGTAGGTGTCGCCTTCCTTGTGCATCGCGCCCTTGCCGCCGAGCTTGCGCAGGAAGGCAGTCGCGTTGGCGGCTTGAGATTTGGTCAGGGGCGAAATGCTGCCGCCGACACGCATCTCCATCAAGGCGGCGGTCATGGGCGAGCGGGTACGGGCTGCGGGCAGGGGGCGGTCGTAGGAAACGGTGAAGGTCATGTTTTCTCCAGAAGGATGGGGGTTGGTTTGGGTTCCGGGCCACAGTACCGCGCAACTTGCTTGGTCTTGGGTCCGAAGGTTTGCCAGATGTGAAACGAGAACCGGGCGCACTGGCTGGTCACAGCGCACTGGTATCCGAGGCACCTGTCTTGCTTGACAGGCAAGGTGATGGGGTTAGGCTGCATGTTGCTTTCCAAAGAGCAAGCTGGGGAGCTGGCCCGCTTGCTGCGAACCCTCCCTCGTATGCCATGCCTTGGGCACATACTGCCCGGTGTGGAACACCTGGCGCGGCTGGGCCACAGCAAAGTCGGGGTCACCATTGATCTTGGCCAAGTGGTTGCGTCCGCTCGCGGTGATTAGCACGCTCTGGCCGATGAACTCGGCGAATCGGTGCTTGACAAGGTAGGTCGCAGCCTGTCGGCCTTGCGCTTGGCGCTCGCCAAGTGTGTCGAGGTGGCTCATGAGCTGCGGGCCTTTGGCCAGCTCCGTGAGCACCGTTATTTGAATTTCCGTCATGGCAGGGTTATCTTTCCGGTACGTTCTTGGTACGCCGCATACGCAGTTCCGTTGATGACAAGCTCGTATCGCAAGCGGCCGGGGTACTGGCAAGGTCTGGCGTCGATTGGTGTGCGCTGGTGGCACAGTATCGTGGCGTCCCTGTCACCCAGCCACTCAGTCACCGCGTCAAGCAGCGCAGGGTCTGGGTCAGGTACTCCGTACAGGGTTACAGACATCTGGGTCTCCGTCGCACGTCTCGGTTAGCCTTGTTCAACAGTATCTTCACTTGCTCTGGGTGTGGGACTGTACCACGAAACAAGCGTTGGACACGCTTTGCTGCCAATTCGCATAGACAGTAAACTGTGAAACATGCTACAAAAAACGCAGCAACTGCTGTCAAGGTGGGGAACCCGTCATTCCAAGCCCAGTTGTCAGGCAGCGGCTCAATGGGCTGTCTCAATGTAGAGAGTTTTGAAGTGGTCATTGCCTGAAAATCCTCTTGAATACGTGGTCACGTACCGTGGTCCATAGCATGGAAAATGATTTGTTGAGCACGTCCATGGGTACGGGCGCACACTTTCGGTACACATCGTACTGTGTACCGCGTGGTGATCGTCGGCCTAATCTCACCAAGCCTCCTCCCACTCCTCCAGCATCTGCTGGTAGTCCTGCTCTACTCGAAACACCATGTTGTGTTTCACATGCTCAGTAGCGTTCTGTGGCGTAAAACATACATCCCACTCCTCAAGCATGGCAAGCAAGTTGCGGCACCACTCGTTGGATACCACACCATCCTGTATGGAGGTCTCCAAGTCAGTACACTCGTGGCCCTCGAACTCGGTCAGGACAAGGTGTTTGCCTTGCCGCCCTTGGAGCTCAAAGTTGCAGTCGAAGTGACTGTTAACGTACGGCTTGACCAAGATCCAGCCCGGCTTGCCTGCTGGGTAGTAGGCCATTTCGTCCGTATGTCGCTTGTACTTGCGCTTGCCGTGGTAGGGCAAGCCGTAGCGGGCTGCTGTCGCGGGGCTGTAGGACCGATAACCGTCGTCACTGTCCATACTTTCGCGGGCGGATTCGACAGACTCGTCCCACAGTTGTTCCACGTCGATTTCCATGATGTTCTCAGCATCGGCCAAGGCCATCACCTCGTCAGTGTCGAAGTAGTCACAGCGTACGTTCCACTCCAAGTCGTACTTGCCATAGCCCCTGCCTTGGAGTTGGTCAAGCAGCAGGCGGCGAAATACGTTGCTCACTTCTTGAGTCCTTTAAGGCTGGCGTGGTACAGGTCGTGGGACAAGTCTAGCATCGGCTCCCACCAGTACAGTAGGTCACTGAATGAAAGCTCGATGGGCAGTTTGTATTTACCTAGTTTCATGTTTAACTCCTAGAAAGCATTTAGCGAAGATTGGGACTTGAATTAGATCGCGGCCTAATGTTGTTGTGGCTGCACGAATACCGTAGAAGATGGATGACAGGTACGCCCTGTCGCTTTGTCCTAGAGTCATAGAATTTTTGCCGCTATCACGTAGAATATCTTGTCCGATACAAGGTCGTATACTTGACTTCGCCTTGGGATACGGACTTGCCTCACTACCTGCCTTAATACTCGACTCCAAAAGGAGTCGATTGTTGGCGTTGGTGAATGATTACCAAGTGCCACGATCTCTCCTTGTTATAGCCCATACGCTTCCGGCCGTGGGGTATTGCACCAGTTTTTGCCCGTGGTAATGTACCATGTAAGGTGTAACTAGACGGATACCTGTCCATATACGCCCGAAAATGCCATCATAGGGATAGTGAAGTTCCATATATCCTCTGCTCTACTTGCGAGCCAATTGACCTGAAGAATAGTAGTACTATGGATAAATCTGGTACCTTACGCCAAACTAAGGTATGAGTAAGTCTACCTATGCCCTTACCGCATATCATACTTGTATCCATACTTTCTGCCACACCACACTAATCACCCGGTACCTAGTGCAAGTTCGGGCTTGCGAGCGGATGCTGTCTGCAACTTGTTCCATAACTGGGTATCGGATAAGGTCCCACAAGTGGATGTTAGCGTAAGGTTTTCCAGTTTCATGGTTTGCTATTGAGTCGTTTGCATACTTTAAGCCACACGTCTGACCATATAAATGTAGATGATTTATTCCACGATAGATCACCGGATATACTCAATATCTGGCTTCTTAGTCTGCTCCATGAGGCCAGATTCCGGTGTCCAAGTCTCATGGCTTGCTCCTGATTAGGTCCGACACTTGGACCCACACTTGGCCCCGCACCAGGTCCTGCACTCGGGCATCCGATTTGTCAAGTCTCATACCTGCCTTCGATTCGGTCCCACACTTGGACCCGCACGTGGACCCACACTTGGCCCTGCACTTGGTCCTGCACTTGGCCCCACACTGGGTACCACACTTGGCCCCGCACCAGGTCCTGCACTGGGTACCATACTTGGTCCCACACATAAGCATTCGGCTTGTCAAGTCTCATACCTGCCTTCGATTCGGTCCCACACTTGGACCCACACTTGGCCCTGCACTTGGCCCCGCACATAAGCATCCGATTTGTCAGGTCTCATGGCTTGCTCCTAATTAGGGGCCATACTCGGCCCCACACTCGGCCCCACACTTGGCCCCACACTTGGTCCTGCACTTGGCCCCGCACTTGGTCCCACACTCGGTCCCACACTTGGCCCTGCACTTGGCCCCACACTCGGTCCCACACTTGGCCCCACACTTGGCCCCACACTTGGTTCCGCACTTGGTCCCACACTTGGTCCCGCACTTGGACCCACACTTGGTCCAGCACCCAACTATTCGGCTTGTCAAGTCTCATGGCTTACTCCTTAGTTTATCAAGCACTTGGTCCCACACTTGGTCCCGCACTTGGACCCACACTTGGTCCAACACTTGGTGCACCAATTGGTATCGCCCTTGTATACGCACTGGAATCCGCACTTGGTCCCACACCTCTCTATCCGGCTTGTCAAGTCTCATGTAAGCCTCACTTGACCAGCAAGGACACACCCCGGTCACTGTTTACGGGCTTCTCATAGGACAGCCAGACAAGTGGGCCGGTGGGCAAGCTGCCGATGTTGTAATCGTCGTATCCGTCGGTCAACACCACGAACGGAGCACCTTGCACGTAGTCGGGGCTGCCAACCACTTCTTCCATGGCAGGGCGCACGGCAGTGCCTCCGCCTCCGGGCATGGAGGTGATGGTGTAGCCTTCCATGTCGTCGAAGTCGATCACGTCCCGGCGCTGCACCCCCACGTCGTAATACACAATCTCCAGTGTGCTGACTTGGACGGCCCGCATCAGGCCAAGAATGTCGGCGGCCACAGTGGCCAAGGTTCCGTGCATGGAGCCGGACGTGTCAACGAACAGGTACACGTGGTCAAGGGCGGGCTGCTCCCCGGTCTTGGACGGGCGGTACTCTTGGCGTGTGCAGAAGGGGCGGCGGCGCACCTTGGTCCAAGTCTTGCGCTCGGGGCTGGGGATGGATTGCAGGAAGTCAGCAAGGGTGTCTTGCCAGCGCACCTTCTCGGCAGCCGCTGTGATAGCGATGTTGTCGATGCCGGGGGCGTTTCCAGCCAGTGCTTGGCGGGCGGCTTCGGAGGCTTTCTGGGCGGACTTCCACAAGCGTTCGGCCTCGGCTCGGGCTTGCGCGGCCTCGGGGGTGTTGTCGTCCCCGTATCCGTGGTGGTCGAATGAATCGTTGGGCTGCACATCGGCTTGAGAGCGCAAGTCCTCGTACACATCACGCCAGTTCCAGCCCTTGTACTTGGCGTAGCTGTCGGGCAAGGGCATGAAGTTCTGAATGTACCGGTCGGCAGGTTTAACCCCCGGCTGGTCGGCTTCGGACAGTTCTGCCACGAAGTTCTCCACCACCACGTCTTGGGCGATGTTGCGCAAGCGGAAGAATGACTCCTCGGTGATCGTCTTGTCACGCCAAGGATGGGACAAGTGTTCCAACGCACCGTGCAGAATCTCGTGCAAGATCAAGCCGCGCTGCTGCGGGGCGGGGGCTTGGGCGATGAACTCCGACTGGAACAGGAACTCGGTCGAGGTGCAAGCCGCCGTCTGCGGGAGGTGGGCGGGGATCTTGGCTTGGTACTCCTCGGGTGAGAGGACACGCATAGGTATGACGAACAGGAAGGGTTCGATGTGTGGCAAGCGGGTCACGAGGGATTTTGTGAGTTTGGAGAGGTCGTCTTGAGTAAACATGATGCTTTTATGGTTGAGGTTGTTAGGTAGCAGGCTTGCCAGGTGATCTCGGTGGATTGGTTCCACACGTGGTTTGGTATCTGATCGGTCGCTATGTCCAACAATGCGTATAAGACTCTGCTGCTGAGCCGTTCTACGGTGTGCCTGTTGTGTTCGCCTAGATACATATTCGTCCTCGTACTTGGTCCCACACTGGGGTCCATGTGCGATGGGATGTGTAGAACCAGAGGTTACTGTTTAGGGTGTAGATACGGGCTGTCATCGCTGACCAGTGGCCGGGCCGGTATGGGTTGGATAGTGTCATGGTTTGGTATTGATTTGGTCCACCACTATATACATAACTTGGCCCGCACTTGGTTCCACACTCGGTCCCGAATCTGGTACGGTACTCGGTCCCGCACTTGGTCCCACACTAGGTACGACACTTGGTCCCACACGTGGTCCCGCACATAAGCATTCGGGTTGTCAAGTCTCATGGCTTGCTCCTGGTTCGGTCCCGCACTTGGTCCCGCACTGGGTACCATACTTGGCCCAGCACCCGGCCCGACACTTGGCCCCACACCCGGTCCCGAATCTGGTACGGTACTCGGTCCCGCACTCGGTCCCGCACTTGGTCCCGCACTCGGTCCCGCACTCGGTCCCGCACTGGTCCCGCACTCGGACCGACACTTGGCCCAGCACATAAGCACCAGGCTTGTCAAGTTTCATGGTTTGCTCCTGATTTGGTTCCGCACTTGGTCCCACACTTGGTCCAGCACTCGGTCCCGCACCTGGCCCCACACTCGGTCCCACACTTGGTCCAGCACTTGGCCCCACACTTGGTCCCACACTTGGTCCAACACTCGGCCCCGCACTCGGTCCCGCACATAAGCACCAGGCTTGTCAAGTTTCATGGTTTGCTCCTGATTCGTTCCCGCACTTGGTCCCACACTTGGTCCAGCACTCGGTCCCGCACCTGGCCCCACACTCGGTCCCACACTTGGTCCAGCACTTGGCCCCACACTTGGTCCCACACATAAGCATTCGGCTTGTCAAGTCTCATGGCAAGCCGGGCTTGCGCCCGGCCCTCCTTTCGTCAAAGAATCACGGCAAGCTCGTTTCGCCACGTCTGGGACTTCACCAGCAAGTCGGCACTCACTTTCTTGCGGCTCGCGTTCAGCAGGAACACTTGCTTCAACTCCGAACCAAGTCGCTCCGCATACTTGAGCAGCTGCTTCCAGTTGCTCTCGTCAAGCCCGGACGCTGCGGTGATCGCAGCAAGCCGTCGATCGAACAGTTGCTTGGGCACTTTCGCGGTCCCGTCCACCATGTCAGCAAGCGGGATGAACTCTGCGGATTCGCGCAGGAAGTGTTCAAGGTTGGAAGCGGCTTTCTGGCCGATCGCGCCTTGCAAGCAGGACTGGCGCACACCCTCGGGCACGGACTTGATGACGTTGGAGGCAAGCTCCAAGCTGCGCATCGAGCAGAATTTGCGCTTGGGGTGGCGCTGGTCGTACCCGTAGTAGTTCATCAACTCCGTCTCGGGCCTCGTCTGAGCCTGCGGATCAAAAGACTTCAAAGCCTGCGGGTTGACACGCACCCACTCGATGATGCGAGCATCCACACCCCGGTCAAGCATGACTTGCGTGGCCTCGGCAAGTGTGGGGTCATCCACCTCGATGGACACCACTCGGTTGCCCATGTGCGGTTTGAACTTGTCTCCCACACGGAACTCAGCAGCGTTGCCGGTCACGACAACAATGGTGTCCTCGGGGTACTCATGGTGCATGTAGGTGCGGGGAAAGCCGTGCACCATGGGCAAGAAGGCGTTGAGAATGTCGTCCGGGGCTTTCCACAACTCGTCAAGGATGAAGGCCGTCTTGGGTGCGGGGTGCCACATTTCGGGGGTAGCGAAGTCCACAGTCCCGTTTTTCTTGACCACAGGCAAGGCTGCCGTGTCCTCGGCCGGGATGTTCTGGCAAGGCATGATGTGAACGGTGTAGCCAGCTTCGCGCAAGTGGGCGGAGATGCCGTGAGTTTTGCCGACTCCGGGCGGGCCTTCGAGCGAGAAAGTCACAGCGGGGCAGGCAAGGATGGCTTGGGCGGATTGTTCGATGGAGAGTTTGGACATGGTGGGTTCCTTTAGATTCGCTTTTTCCACAGCTTGGCAAGTCTGGCGAATATGCGCTTGCCGACTGGGTTCATCTCTTGGGGCGTGGAGCCGCATGGAAGGGGCAGCCAGCGGTTGGAGATGGTGGATGGGGGTTTGGGCTTGCCAAGGGTCATTTGGAGGCCCACAGGCCGTTCTTGGCGGTCCTGTGGGGCGTTGTGTCAAGCATCGGCCAAGGGCAAGCCTTCAGGCGTGGTCAAGCCTGCTTGATGGGCCTCGGCGTTCGTGTAGATCGGGTCGAGCTTGCCATCGGCGGTTTCCTTGAAGGCCACAGGTGGGTCGCCAACGAAGATGGCCTTTTCGTAGATCAAGGTGACGCCGCAGTGCCGAGAGAAGCCATCCAAGGCGTCAGTCTGCACGTCAATGCCCTTGACGCCAAGCACGTCCCGCATGAAGGTGGCATGGGCCGGGGCGTGGGCGGCGTACTGCGAGACACAGAAGGCGTCTGACACGTCGTTCTTGCCTGTGAATTTCTTGGCAAGGGCAACCAAGTGGGGCCAAGTCCCGGTCACGATGTACATGGCCTTCATGTCCTGGCCTTTGTGGTCGGGGCCGAGGGCAAGTGTGAGGTCGGGGTCGGACGCGGTGTCGATGTGGATGCAGGGGCGGGACTGGTCAAAGTTGGTGTCAGCCCGCAAGAAGGCTTCAGCGGCCTTGGCTGCAAGTGTGCGGTCTTGCGTGTTCTCGGGGGTGGTACGCAGGCCAATGGCGGTGTATTTGGCCACGTAGGGGGCGGCAAGGGCTTCTTGGGCGGGGGTGAGTTGGTCGGACATGGTTGGTTCCTTTTTGGGTTTTAGGCTTGGGTAAGCGGGATGTAGCCCGGTTCGCCCATGAAGATCTCAGGGCCGGTATAGGGCACTTCCTTGTGCTTGAAGGCGTCTCGGTAGTGGTGTCGTAAGGCGTAGCTCCTTTTGGTGACGGGTTGGGCAAGGTTTCGCAGGTAGTAGGGGCCGTCTTGGAATTGTCGGCTCATCCCTTTCATGGCCTCGGGCACTTTGGCGGATCGGACTGTCTTCGTGAAGTCGGATCTGGGCCGGTGCACGATGGCCGGGGAGGTGAGGGTTATGCGGGTGGGTGTGTCCAGGGCAAGGTGGGGGTGGTCCGTGTAAGCCCGCAGGTATGCCCGGGTCATAGGGGTATCCCACCCGCCATTGGTTATGGTGAGGGTGTTGTCGTTGTGGTAGATCAGGATGTTGGTGTGATGCAAGAGCACTTCCACGGATGTGGGTGTGATTACCAGTCTGTGGTTCTTTGAGTAGTTGGGTTTGCCCTTGGTTCGTTGGGCAAGTGTAAGGATTGTGTGGTAGTTGGCGGGGTGCAAGTGGGGTACTTTGGATGTGAACATGGGGTCAGTACCCGATACTAGTATACTAGATAGGGTGAAAAATGACAGGAAACTGTCAGGAAGCAAAAATTTCTTGACAGTGCAAGTCGGGTGTGGTAGGAAAATCGGGCGATGCACCAAAATGGTGCATTTTTTGATTTTTTTGGGGGTCTATATAAATCAACAACTTACGTGGATAGCAAGTGGAAATCCGAGAGGTGTTTTGAAAAATCGTATAAGGAGGGAAATCAGAACGAAAAAAAAATGACTTTTCTTCCCTAAAACACTTGCCGAAGTCAAAAGTTGGGCTTCTAAGTCACTGTTTTCTTGAATCAAAACAAACTATTTGACTATTTTGTTTTCCGATTTTTGACCTCTGACTTACTACCTTTATCCAAATAAGTTGTTGATTTATAAAGGGGGGTTGTGGATAAGTCGATAGTGAGTACTAACCCAACTTAGCGTTACATCTTGTTACAAAATGACAGTTTTTTGTGTAAAACAGCGTCCTTTTGGCAAGGCTAATTTTCGGAAGATGCCAAAATGAGCTTGCATCTGCGCGTTTTTTGGGTCTCGACAGTAGAGGTTTGACTTGGTTTGGGCTTGCTTGGCTTGGTCTGAAGGCTT